TGACCGTTACAAGGCCCACAGGGGCCGCGCTGAATCGCCTGCATACCTGGACCAAAGACTATGCGCTGTTCCTGTACGCCGCTGCCATTACATTGGGTACAGTTCGTGAAACTCGTGGCACCGACTCCCTTGCAATCGCTGCAGAACTTCTGGCGCTTGAACTTGAGCTGACTCGTCTTTCCGAAGAAGAGATCGCGAAGAGTGAGACCGACCTCAAGAACCTTTGGTGGACCCTTCTGGCGCTTCTGCTGTTGCTGCGGCTGGCCCCCACCCATACCGAAGGGCATGCCTCCACCGAAGGGCATGCCGCCGCCGAAGGGCATACCACCACCGAACATTCCATTAAACATATTTCCCATGTCAAATGGAACTCCCTGCCCTTGGGCCTGCTCCTGCTCTGATCCAGGAATCTGGCCGGTTTGATCGTAAAAGGCGCGCTTCTGATCGTCTGATAGGACTTCATAGGCGGTCTGGATGCGCTCGAACCTCTCCTTACTTCCGCCCTTATCAGGATGCTCGGTCTTTGATAACTTTAAATAGGCGCGACGGATATCCTGTGAGTCAGCACCACGCTGAAGTCCGAGATGTTCGTATAGTGACATACCTCTTTTTATTGATGTATATATTCTTTTAACCCAGCGTAACGGCTAGTACTGAATCAACAAAAACTTAGAGATATCGAGTTTTTTGGCGCGCTTTTTTCTAAAAAGCGCAACGGCTAGCGGCTAGTACTGAATCAACAAAAAACTTAGAGATATCGAGTTTTTTGGCGCGCTTTTTTCTAAAAAGCGCAACGGGGTTAAACTGGTTCCACTTTGTTTACCAGTTATGTTTAAAACAAGCCTCATATGCCAAGATGAGACGGTCGGCCTATTAAATAAGGTTCTCAATGATCCACCCCATCTCTTTTTCTCTGGAGGATACGGTTCTGGAAAGACCTCAATTCTTCACGAATTTCTAGGAGCCTATTTCAAGAATAAGGGTATTATCCCAACAAAGGACATGATTCTCTGGCTCTCATCCGAACAGGACCGTGGAATTCACTGTGTAAGACAGTCAGTCGCCGAATTTGTGAGACATACCTCCGCCACGCCAGGAATTTACAGATGGATTATTGTCGATGATGCTGATTCACTTCCTATCATTTCTCAACAAGCTCTTCGTCGCCCCATGGAAACGCATTCGCATACTACACGCTTTCTCTTCTGTAGTCGTCATGTGGGCGATCTAATTCAACCTCTTCGTTCTCGTTGCATGCACCTAGAATTAGATACAATTTCACCAGTTGTCCTCGTAGATCATTTCCTCAAGGAACAGGGCTACACCGGTATTACTCTTTCTCGATCAGCAGTCTCAGTTTTCATGTCAATCGCCCAGACTCCAACGCAAATTCGAAATATAACAAAAATTATAGGCTATAAATTTTCATCAAAGGCGCCATATGAAATTGTGAGTAATGATATTATTGAGAACTTTTCAGCCCCCTCATTTTCTCTTTGCCTAAATCTTTTGAAGGCCTATATTTGTAACAAACATGAAGATATTATTCCAATTTTTATTGATCTTTGGACGACTGGTATTAGTTATGAGGACTTTCTTCACGAACTAGATTCTTCCCTGCATATGATGGGTATTATACCAGCAAGTATGTCACAAAAAATCCATCAGCTACTCTTGCGTGGATGGATCTATTTCGCACAGGGAAAGACTCATACTCTTGATATGATGCGTCTCTTTCTTGAATCGTCTAGCTCCTAAATAGCTAGGACAATGACAGGTAAACCTGTTAAATTATTTAGAAAAGAACCACCTCGTGAATTCGTAGAGGAGATAATAAGACATATGGGATTCATTGGACTACATGATCTCCGCTGGTTTTCACGAGATGAAATTCGTGTATCAAATATGGAGGAATGGCTTCCCGAATTAGAATCTTATTACCTACCGTGTAAGGCTGAGCGATTCATACATAATTGGACGGCAGGGTCAGTTATAACAGTCCTAAGACATATTCTTCATTCTCACGGATATCACCTTCAGAAAGAAGAACGACTCTACAATGGTCGTAAAACATTTTTATATCAATTTCAGTCGGTAACACCCTTTAAGGATTTGAGTGGAGCCTCTTTAGAGGTGACCTTTAACTAGTTGATCCTTTATTAAACAGATAACTGACGACCAGATCACTCTCTAGGATCTGATCCTCACTCATCCGTAAGAACCATCCAAATGCCTCTCTCTCGAGTATCTCAGGATACGGTATTGGCACATAGACTCCCTTTTTAGGTATATCAAAGGGCAGAACACCATCCGTACCAGCCGCGAGAAGGTCCTCTAATTCAATCCGCCGACGATTGCCACCCTTTCTGGAAATCTCTGGGAGACGAACCACATTTACATCCATCTGGAACTTATTAATAGCATCAACTGCATCTGCGAGCTCATCATGTCTGAACTCAGCCCCGCCAGCGCGCCACTCTATGCGCTCGCGCACCTTGGCCTCCCAGTCAATAAAAACAGGGTGCTCTGGTTTTGGCGACCAGACAACATCTAGAGCAGGAGCATTATTTGTCCTAGCGTATGTTTCATCAGGATTTGTTCCAAAAAACACGACCTTGTCCTTTGGAACCTTCGGCAGAGGGTTCAGCCAAATTGTTGCAGGAGAGACCCAGAGGCCACCCCACTTCTTTAAAACAGCAGCGCGGATCCAATTCAATTCAGGAGCACGGATAATTGTCGCAGGATTCCGAAGAGGAATTGGAAGAGCCTCCCAGCCTCCGAGGCGAACTGCAAGATCCTCTAGACCTCCAATTACCTCAAATCTGAATTGACCCTTTAGCTTATTTACCATCCCCTCGTAGCATAAATTGAGAAACGGTAAGTTTATCGCGCGATGTGAGCCACGAGACATGAAATCCGACCAATTACGACTATTTATATCACTTGTGTTAACAAAAACCCATACAACGGGCATATCCTTTCCACGCTCTAGAAGATTCTTATCCTGAAAAGCGTTTACATCACGATATTTATCGACTAATAGCCAACCAACCGTTATAGCTGTTAATGCTACTATGCCCGGAACTATAAACTCCTTATTTAGCATATTTGATGCTTCCTACAATGTTATTGTTTTAAAAAGGGGCTCTCTTTCTTTGCCCCTGCGCTGTCGCGCCGTCCGTTAATACAAGTTGCTTCATTCTCGCAAAATAATCATCAGCCATACTCAGTTCCTGGACTGCTCTTAGAGATCGCTCCTTTTCCTTTCTAGCTTGAAAGGCCTCCGCCTCCTGAATAGCCTGCATTTCTCTATCATTCAGTGGCTCAGGAGCCTTCTTGCGTGAGCCAGAATATGCGTCGAAGGTTCTGTTCTCCACCACAACATTTGAGACTTGGTGCGTAAAGGCATTTTCAGATGTATAGGCGTTTCGAAGATCAGTATATTTCATCTGAGCGTTTGCAGGTGCAGTATAGTCACCCGCCGAACTCCGCCCGAGCTCTACACCCTGCGATGGGGCAAGTGTCATTGCCTGAGGGACCACTACTGAAACAGCAGTCGATGCCTTGGCGCGAGCCTCCTCGGTAAAGGTCTGATTGAAAACATCCCTATTAAACTTTCCACCAAAGTTGGGTCCTGATTTGGTCTCTCCCTCTTTCTTGAGCCAGTCACCGTAACCCTCGTCATCAGGGTCCGGGATTCGTGTTTGTTCGAACATTTGATTAAAGGCATTCAAATCAAGCTTCTGCGGATTTAGTCGGACAGGCTCAACCATCGTCCAGTCTTTTGAAGCTGCCTGTCTAGAATCCTTTAGTGCTGTCGGAGCATCGACTACGCCAGCCGTCGAGCGACCTCCATTAATGCGCTTAAGTATTTCCGTGAGATAGGCATACGATCTTGTAACAGCCTCGAAGTCCTGTTCGGAACCGCCCTTCTTGTCGGGATGAGCCTTGAGGGCAGCCTTCTTATATGCTGAGCGTAGAGTATCATCAGTAAGTGCAACCTCTTCTTCGAGCCCGAGTACAAGTAGACAGTTCTGAAAATAGCTTAGGGCCTTCTCATTGTTACGGCCCTTTGCTACATGCGCGCTAGGTGAGACTGTAGACTGTTTTGCGTTTATTATAGTGTTGCTCGTTGGCGCCGTCATTAAAGGCTCTATACCCTTTTTTTGTAGCTCTTTTAAAGTCTGTTCCCCCGGAAGAAGAGGCGGCGCTTCACGGGCGTTCACGCGAGCGACATAATTAAGTAGGTGCGAATAGATTCCAGCATTTCTAGCCGACATTACATATTCTGCTCCGGCAAGTAAGGTCTGTATCATTTGAACTCTCGTCTGGGGGTTCGAAATATGGAGAAGCTTCTGATAAATGCGTATATGTGATGGATCAAACCGCTCAAGCGACTGAGAATTACCCATTCGTTTGAATACCTCTTTTTGAGATATAAAATATCTAAAAATAATATACGAGATGGTGTGGCTCAATTCAGTTTCAAATGTCTCTCTTTGTGGATGGTTTTACATAATGTTTATAGTCAACAGCGTCGTTTCAGTAATTATGCTAATTCGTGTGATTGCAATGATAATCTATACGCGCCCTGGTCTACTCGTTGGTTCGGCCACCTTCTTTCTGATGCTTCTAGCTCTGGCCGTACCAGTGATTAATGGTGCCTTCTTCTATGCTCTCTGCGATAGAGCGCTCCCTCACGAGGGCTCTTTATGAGCTAGTGCCAATTACCGCTAAGTTCTGAAGTTAATTACTAGCCGTTAGTGAACGGAGGCGAGCAATCGTCATAATGGGAATAAGCGGAGGGCATTCCCATAGCCAGCGTTTTCCGAGTGAAACAAACTTAAACTTCTGCGGCCAGTATGCAGGTGCTCTAGAGCATAAGAGTCTCAGATTCGGATTACGAATTAGTTCCCAACTTTCAAGTGGAAGAACCAGTGATAACTGTTCTTGCGGTTGAAGAGGGCTGCCGAGTTGAATTGGTGGCAAAGGCAAAGTGTCCTGGCCCCGAATATACTCGTATAGATCCGACCAGAGCGGCGGGTAATTCCACGCATACATCCATTCACAAGAGTGTTGCGCGGCACTCCGCTGACCCGTATAATAGTCAATAATCCACTGAAGTCCCTTGCAGTATTCCCTGCATCTCACTGCAACATCTGCAGCGCATACAGTGAGGCCATTTTCAAGATAATACTGTGCCTTCCAGCCCTCGAGAAGCGTCTCCTTGTCCCAGATGCGATTCTCATCGGCCCAATCAATCGGTAAATTCTGAAGGGGGAGAAGTTTCCATTCATTATCATTTCGCGGCGTTGGCCCGCGCATCTTGTATTTTTGCTTAAAACTCGTAATAATATCCTCTGATTCGGTCTTCGACCATTCTGATAAAATCCTCTCAAGTGCCAGCTTGTTCCAGACATATATGCCATCCTCTTTCACAAGAAGACGAAGACCCTCTGTATGAATCTCATACAGGGCCTTCTCCAGTCGATCATGCCCGTGCTCGCGAATATGAATACTTAGACTGTGTGGAACGAAATCATTGCCGAGAAGACACATTCCAGCTACATAATCGTAAAGATACGATTCCCGCTCGGCCACATTTGGAAAGAGAACCGGCACCAACTTCGATATGTTAAGGAGTAGGAATCCTGCTGTACCGGCGGCGGCTGCAAGCTTTCCGAACTCCTGTTTTTCACGAAGAATACTCCATTCTGCAGCTGCAGAAGGGCCAGTCCCTGCATGAAGCATCGACAGAATAATCAAGTCAGCATCGAGACCATATACAAAGATACTCTTTCCGTTAAACCATTCTGCAGGGCGCTCGCGAATCCAGCTCATCAACTTTTGCTCGCCTTCGCCCTCATATTCGGCCCCGCTGAGAATCCAGCCGTGTTTCGAACAGAGTGATCCGAGTTCGAAACTGAGCTTCTCCATGAAGGCTGTTCCAGGAGTGATGCTGTTCGTGTCCCAGACCTCCTCCTCTGGCTTCCTTACACCGAGAGTGCGCTCTTGCCCGGTCATCCAAACACTCTTAAAACGACGGAGTCGCTGTTGACGAATCTTTGCCATTGGAACAACGCCATCTACGGCAAGATAGACTTCTGCTGGTTTGCCGGCAGTAATCCAAATCTCGAGAACATATTCGCGGATTTGTTTCAAAAGGTGTGTTTCCCATTGAATGCGAGAATCATGTGTATATGGCGGCATAGTTGGTGCACGAACACATCCATATATCAGGCAATTGAAGTCAATAAGAAGCACTGATGCTCGTGTATCAGAAGATGTTGGTTTCAGAAGATATTTGTATCGATCTAAAATGTGTTTGAAATAGGATGGAATACCCATTATAGTATCTATACTAAACAGGATGGATCGGTTGATTCAAATTTTAGAAGGTCATTTAAATCCACTGCCAGTTTTAGCTGAAATTATAAGAATTTTTCCTGATGCGCTTGTATGGGGAATCGGATTTTTCTCGCTGATTACATTATCATTTCCATTTGGTGTATTCTTTATAGCGCTACTTGAGAGTATTGCCATATATTATGGTCTTCGTTCAGGAAATACATGGCTGGGTGTATTTCCTGAACGGGTTACGAAGGATGCCTCATATCTAAAATGTAGAACTGGTTTCGCGAGTGTCACGGTTGAATCGCTCTCCTTATTTGGATCAGAACGCCTCCTCGCCTTTCCTTCGGCGCCTATCTATATTGTATCAGTCGCTGTTTCATACATACTATCAATGCTAATAACATTCAAAAAGGAACTAGAGACCCTTGGTACAGACTATGCTTCCCGACTGTATCTATCTGCGGTTGGCCTATCGAGTATACTATTCCTTCTTATGGCCTATCGCTCTTATTACAGCTGTGATAGCTTTATAGTAATTATATTAAGTCTAGTTGTTGGACTCTGCGTGGGTGCGGTGCTTCTCCAGCAAAACAAACTACTTGCTGGAACCTCTGCTATCAATATGCTAGGTATCCCGCTACTCTATAATAGTACGGCGTCAGGCAATCCTATGTATGTTTGTAATATGCCTGCAGCGACTCGTAGATAAGAGTGGCAGTAACGGCTAGTACTAAAGTTAAGTAGTTGGCGGTATCATTATTTTTGACACAACACAATAGGAATGAGTGTCTTGGATACAATTAAAAGATCCCTTATAATGTTCTTTTTAGGACTACCCTTAATTCTCATAAGCATCGTATTTTTCCTAGGATTTGGCCTTGGCAATGCTGGACTCCTTTTTCTTTCAGCCGGCCAAATGATTCTAGTACCTATCGCTGTATTTATGTGTCATCTAATACCAGATCTCCTAGTGTGGCTTTCAAATGGTAAGCTATACAAGATTTTTGATGTACCCTATAGTGATATCGGTCAACTTGTACCTAGTATACCCGTGTCGGCCTTTACAACCGAGATAAATGTGTGGCCTAGCTACTGGATGGCACATTTCACCTTTTTCTGCAGCTACCTTCTAGTCAATGCAAATGCAGTTTATAAGCTTCCTCCGATTTCGGATTCACCAGACTACGAATCAAAGGTTCAGGCTCGCAAATCACGCGCCACTGTAATTATGATATTCATTGTGGCAATCTTCCTTGCTTTAAGCTTAATCCGCCTAAGATATACACATACAGAGCATATCTTTGGAGCCTTATTTGCTACAGTAATTTTTGGCCTGCTTGGTTGGGGCTGGTTTGAAGCATCCAATAGTCTCGGTATCCGTACTATGGATATATTCGGTGTAGTTCAACAAATGTTAGTCACACAGGATCCTTCTATGCCGACAACCTGTGTTTCTACGAACTAAAGACTCGCCGCCCGCAAAAGTGAAAGAGATTTCATAAAAATACGATATAATTCAGGAACTAATAAAGAGTGTAGTATTGCATTTTTAAAATCATTACTACAAACTTCAAGATTCTTTTTTAAATTGGCCTCATTATATGTGCCGTATATTTCTTCCAAGGACTCAATCGGTGGACTAGTTAAGCCGTTTTCCTGATTTACATTGTCATGGAGACCCCACACCCATTCGCGCGCCTTTTGTTTTAGAACATTGCCTTGATAATTATTGAATTGTTCTATAGGATGTTTTGTTCTCCACTCTCTATAATGTGATTTGCATCGCGGGCATGGAATAGTTCCCTCCACGCTCTTTAGTAAATTAATCCATGCACGACGCTGATCCGTAGACATTATGGGATTTGTTTGATTTCCAAGTCTCTCAGTGTATGTATGTAGTATATACCATAGTGCCGGTCCCCAAATCTTGGGAGAAGACATTCTATTAGTCTGATAAAATTTGAGATCCTCTACGCAACCGCAATAAAGTAACCGATGGAGGCAAGCGTACCGATTAATAAAATAATTCATGAAGCGATCGAAATTGCAGTGCAAACACAGTTACGATGTCTTGTTAAAGATATTGCAGGGACCTTGGGAAAGGAGACCGGTCCACTGTTAAAATCAATTGCTGGCGCAAAAAAGATCTCGTATTATGTCTATTCAGAACCTGGAGATGAGGATATAGATATCAATGAGCGAAAGTGTCAGCATCTTGTCTTGATAAATAAGAACTTTCTGACAAGATGCTGTGAACCTCTGCTCTGGATGAAAGATTCGAAGGCCTGTCTGCATCATAGTCTGAAACCGAGCCCTTATACAAATATGAGACTTCCTGTCTTATATAAGCATCGTGACATGCTGATTGATAAAGAAAGTGGCTGTGTATATAATAGTAATATTGAAATCGCTGACGCGAAAACTCCTGTGATCGGCAGATATTATAGGAATAAGATTATACTGTTTGATACTGCTAAGTAATCACCGTTAGCCGTTACCACCCGTCGAAATTTGAAGATACTAATCTATTTTTATTAGAGATATGGATAATTATAGAAAATCACAAATTGAATCATTGTCAATCTACAATATCACACCGAGATATCCAGGTTCAATACCCAATAAATGGTATTTACTACCCACTGATGCATCATCAACTGATTCCGAGTATCTCGCTAGTTGTCACTATGGATTTAATCATATCTATCAAAAAATCATGATTGATCGAGGAACTCTCAATCTTTACACTGAGCTACCTACCTTTATGCTATCTGAAGAGCGCGCAGTCTGTCTAGAGGCGATGATCTTCAAGAATCAGATCTTTCGCTGGAAGATAAAACGCCTTATTCACAAGTGGCGACTTTCAAGACTGAAAATAATCAACACGGAGGATATTCTAACTGGTGAGACACCTCTAAAGCCTGTATATATTTATGACTGGGCGGAACGGTCAAAGTATGTCCTAGAGGCCGGCACGGTTTACCGCGATATTTGCGAACGCCTCTTCAAATCGGATAGTCTCTTTAATAATTCTCTTGCACCACGCAATATGTTTACAAATAAGATTCTTACTTTCGGGCAAATGCACTTTATCACGGATGCTCTTCGCCTGTATGGATATACAAACTGGGCTCTTCAGGGATTTAAGTCCTGCAATTTCGCCATAAACTTCTTTAAGAGAGTCTATAAACAGCCAATCTACTATGAGGTTCTGAAGCGGTGTTTTGCAAACTGCACGAGTACTGAATGTATTGATCTGCTTATTGACTTTATTGAGGTGGAGCATGAATATCACGGAATTGTTTGTGTAAATACCATAATTCTTCTATGGTATATTCAAAATCATCCTAACTGTGTGGTCGTTGAAGCCTGGAGAAAACTCTGTTTCAAGTTCTATAAACATGCTTACATGAATAATGAGATTAACTATACAGATATCGTTCATGTTGTTAGCAGGGATCTATTAAAAACACCACTATCATTCATGAATCAAAAATACAGAGAGGCGCACCCCAGTATGCTATCAGTTATAATTTATACCCCACATAGCCCTATTGATAGTTCTGACGATGACCTCTAGCTCTCATAAATAAACTTCCCAGGCATGCTGAAGAGTCGACACTCGGTCGTCCCATCCAGGCGATAAAGAATCCGCCAGCGCGTATCCTCTACATCCATTATATTATTACTAAAGTATTGATCTAGACTATCACAGTACTCCCACTCTGTAGCATTATGATCGATTGGAATATCTCTATCTGCTATACATAGTTCGTAATGATCCAGATGCAGCGACGCATTATAGAGACAGTATTGTACTGAACCATCGTTTCGTTCATACCCAAATGCAGTAAACCCCATTTTAGGATATAATCACTAGTCTACTATTTCAATTTTTCTTTTCATAGGCGTAATAGCTAGCTTCTCAAAGCGTGTTGCCATATCCGATTCCTCATAGGCCTCATAGATAGTATCACAAAGGTTATTGGCATTTGCGAATCGCTCGATCATATACTTGCCGGCAGTCTCAATACCAGACCAGAGACCCTTTGATGGAATATGCTGAAACCAGCGCGAGAAGGTGTGAAGACGCATGAGATTCTCATTCGCATTTGGAGGAATGATTCCATATCCGTGGGACTTCTTTCGATCGACTGCAGACCACTCATCTGGAATATCAGATGTGAAATAGGTATCAAAGAACTCCTCGCGCGCGTCATCAGATGAGGTCCAGTCCAACTCATCCCAGAACTGACTTCCCTTGAGTGCTGACTCGAGTCCATTCTTGAGTTCGCGCTCAGTTGTCTTATTCACTGGCAGGGCTCCGCGCTGAGTAAACCAATGAAGACACTCTTGCGGAATGCTATATGCCCTTATAGAGCGCATCGGACCCTTCCAGGCCTCCGTGCAGCCGACGAGTTCCTTTAGCATTTCCTCCTTTTCCTTTATATACGGGCGGGAAAGAGAGCCGGCGATCACTAGGGCTGTTGCGCGGGCCGCATAAATCCACTCAGACTTCCAGAGAGAAGTCTCATCCTCCTTTGAAAGGCTTTTAATAAAGGATCCGTGTTCCTTTGCTATCTCCTCTAGAATTTGCCATCCATCGGCGGGCCACAGGCTCCAGGCTAGTTCGAGTTTTCCCTGCTTTACTGCAGTTGCGAAGGCCTTTGACTGACCGACCAGATTTCGAAGAAGTGGTGGAAGAACTACAAAGCCTACATGGTCTGTGGGGGTTCGTGACAGACCCACGAGAAGAAGAGCAAAGACTGTGGAGTCGTTGCGCTTATTAACAGTGGCGCGACCCAACGAGACGACTAGAAGATAAATGGCATCCTCGTCTACTGATTCGAGATTTCCTACCGTCTCATGAAACCAGGTGTACCATGAAAGATGCGCCGAGCTATAGAAATTCATCCAGAGCCAGAAGAGGGTCTGGAGGAGTTCGGCTGTCATATTTGACTGAATCATTTCGTGAGCCCAGAAGATAGATTCCTGCAATCGGCCTTTCAGAATACAATACTGGAGAGCCGCGGAGACTTCATCTTCGCGATAGAGATTTCTGGTAAGTGGCATTTGTGTTATCTAGAACTATTAGGATGGCGGAGCTCAAATTTATCATGAACTGCTAATAGGCAACTTATGAATATAAATGTTAATACCTTTCTCAACATATAGGTGTGTGATACCAGTCACCGTATTCTCTGGGACATCGATCTCAGAACAGATCTCGGCTTCACTACCACACTCTTCTATCTGTCTCTCTATCTCCTCCTTGTGCATTGCCTTTACTGCATTCGCAGCAGACTCGAAGGTTTGATAGATTGCATTATAAGGTTCGCCGTTTTCAACAACAATATATAGAGAATTCATTGTTATTGTAATTGTATTCTAGAAAATCTTCAAATTTAGATAATCATAATTAAATGGTGCCCTACAGACGACATAATATGTAAAAGAGCATGATAGAGCTCAGCGATTTCAGCATCCTTATTGAAACAATAGGATGTTGTCAAATATCCATAGCCATACAAAAATACGACCATAAGAAAGGTAACTGGTATGAATGCCTTAAGGTAGCTCTTGGATCCAAGTTTCTTCCAAAAAAGATAGCCACCATATAATATTACACCAAGAATTTGTATCTTATCAAGAAGATTCGTGTAAATATTATTGTCAGTGTGTACGATAAGTGAGGTTACAAAAAGGGCAGTGAAAAGTCTGAAGTAGATCATGTTATTGAACCAGAGCGCCGTAGCACAATTTGTCAGAAATATGAAGGCTGAAAAGAAACAGGTTGATGTCTTTTTGAGTTGTCCGAGTTCTCTAAAAAGTATATTTAGTCGGTAGCGATCGCGTCGGTAGCTACCGCGTCGGTAGCGATCGCGTCGGTAGCTACCGCGTCGGCTCGCCATTTAGATTATCTAGTTCATAGATAAAATGGCATCGCAAGCTAACGCTGCAGATCTTATTACACGCAATCTCTGGCTAGGAAACATCATAGCCTCACAGGATGAGGAATTTCTTAAGAAGAACGGAATTCAGGCTGTTTTTAACTGTACGAAGAATATTCCTTTTGTAAACTCCGTCCCGAGAAAGTACCGTCTCGCAGTAGACGATAACCTACAGGAGGAGGAAATACGCAATATGGAACACTGGTCGATAGAGGCTGTCTATAAGCTCACGCAGGAAGTTCGGAACGGCCCTGTGTTAGTTCATTGTCATGCTGGAATGCAGAGGTCAGCGAGTCTTGTAGCAATGTATCTTATTGCAAACTATCGTCTAAAGTCAGATGATGCTATAGCAAAAATAAAGGCAAAACGCCCTATTGCCTTTACACCGGCGCCGAATTTCATACGATCTATAAAGGGTTTTGAGGAGACCTTTGATAAAATGGTGCGACCTAAGCTAGACTAGCTTCGGATCCACGCGCAGAATTGCATCGGTCCTGTATTCCGTTAATGAGTCACCCTGCACGAATCTGGCACGCCGTGGCCCAAGACCATTACAGACCAACATAATTGACTGCGGAACTCCATTTGCCTTACTCCAGACCTTCGTAAATTCAAGATAGGTGTGACAGTGACCGAAGGCCCAGGTTACAATTGGAGCCCGTAACATCAACTCGGTCTCCGTAAATACTGGGGCCGTATTTGGATCAGTATCACCCGCCTCATCCTGCACCCAGCTGACCGGTCCAAAATGTGTCAGAATCAAAAATGGATTCGTATACTGTTTTATTATAGACTGTATCCATTCCAAGTCACCCTTGTGTAAATCACGAAAGACCCGCTTCTCCTTCGGGTCAAAACTCCAAAAGGGGCATCCAAGAATAATCAGCCCATCATTTGTATAAAAACTGTCGCGAAACATAATATTCACATTCTTGAACGGCGCCGCAAGTATCTTTAGCATACGAACACATTCCTCTGGCTTCAGAATATCGTCCGCACATTCAGCCTTTCCTGGTATATAGAGGACCATTTCCCAGCGGGTAGAACACCATTCTATAAAGGCCTTCAGATTCGGATGATTTACTGGAGCAATATCACCCAAGAGAGCCAGACAGGGTGCCAGGCCAACATCAAGCATTGTTTCAAAGGTCTGTTTTGGCCGCGATTCTAAATGTAAATCGGAGGCTATTTGTATCCGCATCCCTCTTTTTCTAGGAGAAACTATCAGCGCCAATAACACGCCCCCTCAACTGTCTGGGCGTTTGGAGGGCACTCGGACTCCTCGGGCCAGACCCAGGAGTCATTCCAGAACTTGGAAATGACACCGTGATTCTCCCAGCGCCGCCCGCGCACTCCAAAGAGGACTTGCACCGCCCCACCGAGAAGCAGCACACTCAGACCTTTGGCCCGTAAACGCCCTGCCACATTCATTCCTATTGCGCCACATCCGATAATAGCATGTGTAGCCGGTGTCTTGAGAACCTCGGCAACAAGATGATCTACAGCCTGTTCCCAGGACTCAACGCCGATTGAAGCCCATCCAGTCTCGTGATCCCCAGACACATTCGGAGGAAAATAGCTCTTGACAAGATGCCAGCGCACAGTCGGTGGCAGAATCGACTCAGGAGCCTCTAGACTGGACCAAATCTTTAGAGGGTCTATGCGGTCGAGCTGGCCCTGTACGGTCTTTGTAAAACTCGTTATAACCGCGACATCCTTATCAGCAAGTGCCGTCGTCCAGCGGAGATCAGGGCGAACATAATAGGGTTCGAGGCATCTTAGTGGCATCGTGAAGGCCGCTGGAACGACTCTTTTGATAAACTGGTGTTCGGCATCCGCCAGAGGCTTGAACCATCCTGCTGAAATTCCATTGACTCTGGAAAGGGCATCATGATAATCCTTGCACCAGGCGTCGAGCGAACTCGATGTGATCGGCCAGACTCCGAAATTGTTTCGAAGTCTTCCAATAAGATCTGAGCGCCAGGGTACACCAACCGTGCGATATTTTAGCCAGTAGTCGAAAACCATCATTTCACTGCTGCCATTTCGACCAATAAAAAAAGGCTCATTGCTATTGAAACAATTGAGAATTTGCTCGGCCCCATCATCAACCTCTTGCTGAGTCGTCATTACCATTTATTTGCATTTTAACCTTAGGTTCTCCAGGGATTCCAGGCGCGACCATCAGGCCCTCTGGGCCGTGAGACGCCGCCGAGCTGGTGGCCTTGGGCGACTGGCGCAGGGGGCGTTACGAGCACCTCTTGCTTTGGCTCTGGAGTTGCCGGTGGCGGTGGCGCCGCTGCAGGGGCATCCAGTGCTTCCTCAAACTCGATCGCGACTTCATCCCCCTGCATAAGAACAAGTGTAGTCGGCTCCAGCCCTACAACATCCACATATACTGTAAATCCACCAAGAGCTGCCAGGGTCACAGGAATAGTTGTACCGAGCTGAAGAACTCCAATACTTGTTAGAGCCCGCTCAAGTTCCTCCTTTGCATCTGCATGAAAGAAGGCGGAATCATGCGGGCGAAGTACTATGCGAGTGGCCTCGGGAAAGGATTCGGAATCGAGCCAGTCAACCTCCACGGTTTCACCAGCTCCCTCGCAGCAAAGTATATCGAGAACCCATCCTGGCAGAAAGAGGGGTTTATGCAGTGAGTTCGGAATAACCTCTGCACCGATAGGTGTTCCAAGGGCAATATAGACCTTCTTTTCACCGAGTGTTACTTGCGCGAAGAGCCGATTAATCCCTACATTTTCATCCTGGATTCGACGCCATTCATCGATATTCACATTACAGGTACTGAAATCTGTATCATCATAGATGAAATTATGAGACCAGATCGAGTAATTCATTTTTAGAAATGCCTCCCATCTGAGTCTATAATATCAATTTTACTTTCTTAGGGTGTTTAGTATGGTCTCGGCCAAAAAGACGATATATCAATTCAAACAGGCTGCAGGGACGATAACACTTCGTGCAGATCAGCGTGTAATTTTTGAGGAATATTATATTACTATTATCGAAGACTCATACTATAGGTGTCAAAAGACTGCATTCCTGTTTCATACAAATCGGGTCGTTATAACAATTGGTTCAATTATAGTGCCGGCGCTTTTATCAATTCAATATAATCAAATTGCATCCCAATTCTCCACGTCAATTTACTGGTGTACCTGGCTACTTTCCCTTCTCGTTACAATTTCAAATGGATTCCTAACACTTTTCAAATTCGATAAAAAATACTTCCTATTTCATGCAACCTACGAACAATTACGATCCGAAGGCTGGCAATATCTCGCCCTCACTGGAACATATAATACGAAGGATTCGCAAACTCACGAACAACAATTCAATAAATTCATGCATACCGTGGAAAAAATTCTCATGCGACAGGCCCAGGAAGAATTCATAAAATTACAGGATGTGAATTCTGGAGCCCCTACATCCTCAACCAATTCTACCGGCGTCCCAAACCTGGTTGATGTTTCTAAATCCCCAGGGCAAGACGATGTTATTATAAAGATTGCGAAACTTTTACAATCACAGACTATAGTAGGTGGTCCTCCCGACCAAAATGTCATACAAACAGAAGTTCCAAACCCGAAAAATTCACCGCAAGCAGTGCTTGGCACCCTATGAGACGGCTTTACCTCACCAGTGCAATTGCTCGATTGAGTGTAATAATAAGTCATTACCAGGAGAGGCCTTCTGTAAAGAGCATCTTGACGCCTGCCCTGTAGAGTCGCCAATTACAGGGGCCGAGCCAGATTGGCACCCAAGCCTATGGAATAAGATCAAGTCATTCTTAAAAACGCATAACTGCTATTCTTATGCAATGAATGTTCGTGATCCGAAACAAATTGCGAAATGCAAGGGCAAGAAGGTCTGTAGTGCACCCTATCATCAGCCAGGGGAGGCATCAGGGTATGAACCTTTTCGAAATAATCTGCCTAAGACCTGTCCGAATATGGCGATGCGTATCTATGGAGATAATCGCCAAATAAAACGGGTTAACTTTACGGATACATGCCCCGCAAATTACTCAAAGATTGCCCTTATTGTCGACCAGAGTGATGACTATCACTTCTTAAGACAGGATTCAAATGGCTATTGGTCGCATAAGCCTGGGGGGTCAAAGGTCACGAATTTGGACGCTTACGACCATAAAATATGGAATCCTAAGCTTGCAAATTATAACTATGTGTCACTTGATGAGGGAAGCTCCTTAAACTATGACATTTTCTGCAGTTTTTTCTGTGTCCCGCGCAATCATGCACTGTATCTAAAGGCCCGTGGCGGTGGTTCGCGATCCTCTAGAGCTGATCGCGAACAGCCTGTCTCTGCTCCAGCCAAGCCTTTCCGGACGCGGACGACAAGACATGTGAAGAGGGATTAAATAGATTTAAGGCTTCGACCGAGTCGAGCCGCTTTCTAGGATCCATTCGAAGAAGTCCTCTCAGAACTTCTTTTATTTGAGACGAAAGCACCGGCCAATCATCGCTTACATCCTTTATAAAGAGCGCCTTTGAATAAATATAGATTATTATGAATCCTATCGCCCAGGCATCAAAGGCGGGCCAATAGAGACGAAAGAAGCCGACCCAGTCCTTATTTTTACAGGCGATTGAGGTATTCCAGAACTTCATGAATTCGTTTAGCTGAGTATTGCGAGAGAGTCCCACAATCTTTTCAGCATTTTTAAGCGGCGGCTTATTCTTCAAGACATCCTGTACTACTGTTGTCAGTTTATGATTGTTTAGTAAGCCTGTTATGACTGTGATCTCAGGTGGTTCTGCAGCATATTCAGCCTTGTAGACCTTCCATCTCTCATCGAGGACCTCAGTTGTGATAGAATACGATGAGAAGCTAAATCCAAAATCAATGAAACGGGGCTTCAGATCCTTTGAGCCAATGAGAATATTCCCCATGTGAATATCATAATGGACGTATCCGTTTAGTGTCATAAGAGCAGACCCCTCTAGAAGGTGTGATATCATTGCACGAATAGGAAATGCCTTTGTCTGTGATTCAAAGTATCTCATAATACTGAGTCCCCCGAATGGCATCGTGTAGTGAACCATACGCTCTGTGCCAAAATACTCGACTGCTCCACAAAGCTTAATACCTCTCTTATCAGGTTGCTTGTCAAGTGGCACGACATTTTTACAGTATGAATTAATATCGGGCAGAATAAAGTAGTCATCTGCATTTTTGATTTCTGATAGGATTTTTGCAGCAATTATATCATCCTTTGCATCGGATTCATCACTGAGTTTACCAACAACACGTTGCCGACCCCTTCTCTTTTCGACTGAATCTTCACAGAGAAGGGGTGGATCGAAAACACAGCCATAATTTCCCTGCCCTATGATTGCTCCGCCCTCCATTGCCTGTCTTCTCGTTGGATGTTTTCTCTTACGGCAACTACCGCCGACTACCACCAATTAGTTACTAGCGTTAACGAGTTATTAAAAAGCATTAACCCAAGATAGGTAAATGTCCGGAAGTGTCTGGATAGCATTAGGACTCCTTATAGGCCTTCTATGGCTAGAAATGGTCTTTCCAAAAAAGGTGACTGAAGGATTCCAGTGGGCGAGTACAATTCCAACAGGACAAGGGGCTGTTGAGGCGACGCCTGAGAGTATTCTCACCTTTCCATTCAATATTCGTGGTGATGTAGGACCTCTCAAGGAGGAGTCAGGGTATAAGTCAGATCGCCGTTACTTTGCTGACTATGCTGATGTACAAGCGATCGGTCAGAAGAAGGACTATTGTCGTATGGTATTTCCTGATGGAGGATCCGAGAACGAACTATTCTTTGCCTGTGCTCTTGCCGGAACAGATGGCTTAACTAGTGTAGACTTCAAGACAAAAAAGGTTGGTGATGGACTACAGATATCGCGTGACGACTACATGGTAAAATCGGCGAAAACAGGTAGAAGCTCGTACTGTCGTATTATAAAATCGGGGGCAAACTATGAGCCAATGTGTCTTACCGCGAGTGACTTTAAGTTTGCCGATAAGGATGTGCTCGATACGGATCCGCCAGATGATATTAAGATTCTACTCGATTTTTACAGGGGTTGTGGAATGTGGCTCAGATTTCGCGATGATATGATCGACTACATGGGGAAGGCCATTATACAGAGTGCAGGTGGCGTAACCGTGAATGAGAGTCCTCCTCGGCCGACTGTTTCACATGCCCTTCAACTTAACGGAGTAAACCAATTCATTCGCCTGGGAGACAGCTCGGATCTCAGTCTAGGAAATCTCGGATCGCTGCGGTCTGTGCGTGCCTTTTCAGTGTGGGTACGATTTGACGAATTTACGAATAACGCCCATATTTTCGATTTTGGAAATGGGGCAGGAAAGGATAATATCTTTCTAGGAATTCTTGGCAAGGGTGATCCAGATTCCGGAGATAATGAACTTCGTAAGGGATCTAACTGCCCTGAAACAACAGTGCCTGGGCCTGGCTCTGGGGCACAGTGGTGCGCTGAACTACGCGCTGAAGATCTTTACAAGATATCATCAGCCAATGTGAATGATTTTACCTGCCCTGGAGCCGATAACTATGCTGATCCGAACAAGGCGCAGCAGATAAATACGCGCCAGCCGGCGGCGGATCCAAATGCGAAGCGCAGCCGTGCTACACTTATGTATGAAGTCTGGGACGGTACGCTCCGTAAGATGCAGGTAAAAATTAATAAGGCTATTGCAATTGGCGAGTGGACTCATATTGTAGTAACGGCAGCCTCAATGGATGCTGTGCGTCCCGATATTCGATTTCATATAAATGGCGAACAGGTCTATACACAGGAGTCTGGCTTTCTTCCACAGAATCAATATACTGAGAAGAACTATTTGGGGAAGTCGAACTGGACGGATCAGCCTGGAGAGTACGAACTCCGAGATGAACTGTTAAAGGGTGCCATTTTTGACTTTAGAATGTATAAGCGTCCTTTGGATCAAGGATTTATAAATAATATGATACGGTGGGGCGGGCCACTTATTGGTAAGCTTTTTTAGAAAAAAAGCTTTAAGCGCGAACCTTCCCCGTAATTGCCGAAGTAAGCCCAGGCACCTGACGAAAAAATAGTTTCGGTGAGCTCGGTGCATAAACCCGCAGACTATACCGCTTAATAGTCTCATTATAGAGCCAGTCGGCTGGGAGAAAGATTCCCTGGCCGAGTGAGTCCTCAAAGGTTCGCCGAACTAACTCAAATACATTTCTATTAATAATCATCGCATGTGTACCCCAGAAGCGATATACACGATTAATATGCTGAGTAAGAGGCTTTGAACTCACATATTCATTTGCACCTAGGAGAATAATATCCCAGGAATCACTGTAATCGGCCATGATATCAGAAAGATAACTACTGACTACCTCCATCGGCATAATAAGCTCAGCATCATCCTCGAAAATATATACGCCCTGCTCCGCAGTGCTACCAAGAATATCAAGATGGGACTTCGTACAGCCCATCATACCCTGTGTAATTACATCAATTGGCCAAGGGTGTGCCCTTGGCATATTTGAATTCCACCATTCGGATCCATCTGACGCCTTAAAAATAGTGATTGGAATATCAATCGCACCAGATAGGGAATAAATATATTTTGTGCGTACCGGATCAAGATTAATAGAATATGCGGGGTAATTAAAAAGCATTTCTATCTGATATTAATGAGGCGTGTTTTAGATGGGTACTGAAGTTAAGTACCTGGCGGTAAAGCAGTAATCACCATTTCCTCAACCGTATTCTCAGCCTCCATGTCTAACGGCGGGGGACCACCCTCTGACTTATAAAGAGCCCTGATACCCATCCAATTCCATCTATCACCCACCTGTGGAACTGCCATATGCCGTACCTTACTCATAGTTGCATAAGACTCGTTCGTATAATCACGCAGGCTATTCAGATTCGGTATTGCAGTTTCACGAATGTATTTGGCAATAGATGCTGCCGAGCGCGTTGGGTCCTCTATCTGCCCCATGATACTCTGGAGAATATCAGCTGTTGCCGTCACAAAGGTCTGCAGAAGCTGACCGATTTCCTTCTTGCGATTAAAGGCCGCCTCAGTCAGCTCGAGCTTCCGCTTCCATTCATCCTCTGTTATGCGATTCATGAGATAGCGCACATTGATATCCTTATTCATGAGCGCATCTGGGCGGGCAGGAAAGGCCGTGAGCCGCGCCTCGAAGTCGAGTGTGTTACGGTGAATCTCTAGTAGCCGATTCTTCTCATCGTTTGTGAGCTGAGTATTACGCAAGATCTCACGCATAAAGATGCCGGCTGCTGGAACACCACCACATGGAATATCGCCGACCTCGCGGGGCGCCTCTCCGCCATTGCGACGGAGCCACTCATAATAGTGTGGATTATGGATGCGACCAGTGACAATATGGCCGCTGTTCCAACTGAAGGCTGTGTGGCATGATTCGACCGTGCAGAACATCTGATCGCAGCCCTCCAGTTTAAAGATACGCGCGCCGCACTTCGGACAGGGGCGTGTCTCCTTTTTAATGAGCTTTGCAGATTCTACATTATCGGGTTTACAGGTGTGGGTCTCCTTCATTACCTCAAGGGTCGTGGTCTCATCTGGAAGACCGAGAACTTCAAGGCATTCGGAGCAAGTATGCTTCTCGCATGTACCACATTTATAGGCTGTCGATAGAAACCCGCGGCACTCATCGGCAGGGCATCGCATCATAAACTCACGCTTCTGTTTTTCAGCACTATTTGTACCATTTTGATACATCACTTGCCAATAGTTTAACTCGGTATGTGCTTCTTGCATGCTCTTTCGAAGTGGTGTAAAATGGCTAACACGATAATCATTGATTTTTTCAATGAGATTGTTCCAAGTCTGTCGAGCGGCCTTAAAAGCCGGCTTTTCAACTTCAGTAATCATTCCGCGAGCCTTTCTATCGACAAGATCAGTCCAAACAGTCTTCTCATACAAGCGAAGATCACTCATAAGTTTGCTTAGAGTAGTATGACTTTCTAAGAATGCTTTTACTCTATTATTATACAATTCAATAAGTCGCTCAACATTACGCTTGGCCTCTACAAAGATTTGCATAGCAGGAAGCATTGACTTCTCCCGTTCAAAGAGAATCTTGCGACGATGCATACGTAAGGTACTATTACGAAAGATAAGAGGGAAATTCTGAACCATAAAATCGGAACTCCAGCCGCGTTTACAGGCGAAACAATGGGGGTCCTCATAGGTTCTCAGCAAACACTCTTGCTGACAAGTCTTACAGGCATGTTGAGGACAATATTGACAAGTCACCTTTTGGCGGAGCTTCTTTGTATATGTGTTTAGACAGATTCCACAGTCCATTATATTAAAAATAGGATTTGGCGAGGGGGCGGGCTCAAATTTATACCGCCATGTAACTTTAGCTTCTCGTTCTAGCCATCAGAGCCATCTTCTAATAATCGTTACCTAAGAAATTGACACTACTATTAGAAGATGGCTACACGGAATCCTCCGCTCGAATTTAGGGCCTGTGCGGGACTAGCAAATCGCCTTCGTGCTTTTGTAAGTGCAATGTGTGCTGCCGAGGATATTGTCCCTCTAAATGGCGACGGTTCTAGGCCAGTGTCTCTTGTAGTATCTTGGACCCCCGATACGAATATTCACACGGCACCCTTCGACTTTCTTTTTGACAGGAGATCGGTTCCATCCTGGGTTGTAATTGAAGATGGCCGTCTAGAGCCTCATACAGGTTGGGATAAGGCCATAGAGGTTCAATCACAGGAAGAGTGGAACTTTGTACTTTTGCGGGCAGGTCAGAATCGGCCTCTCCGTATTAAGTCGCACGGGCAATTTCATCGGTCTGATCCTGACCGCTGGCTGTACTATTTAAGAATGTTAAAGCCGGCCGATATGATTCAGTGCATGTCAGACGATGCCTTTGCGAAGGTTGTGCCAGGAACAACCGCCATTGTAGGGATTCATATTCGTCGTGGAGACAATGAAAAATCCATAAAAGAGTCACCCTCTGAACTTTTCTGGGAGGCGATGAATACATACTCTAGTACTACAATGTTCTATTTAGCTACTGATTCATTTGATGAACGAATCGAGGCTCTAATGCGATTTCCAGGGCGTATTCTGTGTGGATCCGATATGATTATAGGGCGAAATGATCCCTTTGGATGTCGTGAGGGGATGGTTGATTTCTATTCTCTCAGCCGTTGTTCTGAGATTCTCGGATCATACTATTCAAGCTTTAGTGAGATGGCAGCAGCCTATGGAGATGTTCCTTTACGAATTCTTCGTTTTAATCCAATTTAGATATCCGTGTGAATACTCGATGAAATAGGATGAACCAAGCAACTCGATGGCTAGATTGTGGAGCTCACGCTCCTTTGGGCTCATCTGGTCGAGATAGGGTTTGATAACCTCAGGAATAGCATGGGGCTCGAGAGGAATATATGCGTTATCTGACATGTCTACTATATAATAGCGTGGGATTACATACCAAATTTAGCGCGCGCAGGATAAATCTTGTACCCTAATAGCAAATGAAACTTGAATTCCTCGGAAAATCAACAAATCCGGATAAAAAAATGATGGCTATATTTCGTGGAGATAATGGGCGCACTAAGACAACACACTTCGGGGCTGCAGGAATGTCCGATTTTACAATTCACAAGGATGAGGAACGGAAGAAGCGCTATATTCTCCGTCACAAGGCGCATGAGAACTTTACCGATCCAACGACGGCTGGTGCACTTTCTAGATGGATTCTGTGGAATAAGCCGTCGCTGAGAGCATCTATTGCTGATTACAAGGCGCGGTTTGCTCTTTAGGAGCTTTTTAGAAAAAAGCTCAGCAAAAAACTCTGAGCCTTGCTCTTTTTTAGAAAAAGAGCCCAAAAACTCTGAGCCTTGCCCTATAAAATCCATCTTTTTTTGGGCCCTTTTATTAAAAGGGCAGATGGCACTCATAGCCTTCGATCTAGATAATACACTCGGATTCTTTTTTCATATAGGAATCTGGTCCGACTTCTTTAGTGCCGAAACAATCGAAAATTCATTCAACAAGAGAATCAATCCTACACTTAAGATCAGCGCCTCTCTCCGAAAAAAGCTCAAACAGGCTGAAGAGCTCTATATCCAGAAACTCTTGAAAAGTCCTGCCGTCCTCAAGACAGTCTTCAGACCGAATCTCGGCGAGATGATACACCCACTTATAAATAACAAAAAGGTCCGTGCAGTAGCCATATATTCAAATACCTGGAACACCTTCAATCCCTATCTCGGCAAGAGGCTTATTGAGGAAATCTACAAATGCCCTGGCCTCTTTACCTGTCTAGTTGATGCCACACACTCTCTACGCCAAGCTGATTGGAAGGAGACTGAGAACGGACAACCTCTAAAGACCTTCAAGGTTCTCAAAACGATTTTTACTGATTTGTGTAAGGTCAAGGGATCTATTACTCCCGAGCATATTCTTTTTGTTGATGAGCGTCCTAAGAAGCACCGTCTTCAGCACGAGGATGGTCTAACCTATCTGAAACCAACTATTTTTGATCCAAAACTCAGTATGCCAATAAGAGAAAAAATATTCATGATAGGTCTCGAGGTCTTAGAAGAAACCGGTCTTCTCGAGGATCATGAGTATCTCTCCTCTGACATCTTTCACTGCAAAAAATATTCTGATACAGACAAGACTGTAAGTATCGATAACATATACAAACTTCTTGAACTAGCCGAGAAGAAGTTGCGTTCTGAAGGACTCCATGGTGTGAAATTCAAGGATGATTCAAAGGAAATAAGAGAATGTATAGAGAAATTTTTAGAAACTTTTTAATGCAAAGTACTGAAGTTAAGTAATTGGCGGTATATTTTTAGGCATATAATATATGGTGAATAATATGTTTGATGTTAAAAAATACACACCATTATGTGAAATAATGGGTAAACATGGAAGTGATAAAGGCTCTAAAGATATTGAAACTAGTTGGCATAACTATACAACATTTTATTATAGTATATTCAAGGATTTATGTAATAAGGAATTAAGAATATTCGAATTAGGATTAGGCACTAATAATACAGAAATACCTAGCAATATGGGTTCAAATGGTAAACCAGGCGCATCATTATACGGATGGTCCGAGTTTTTCCCTAAATCACATATATACGGAGCAGATATTGATCGTGAAATATTATTTAGTACCGACAAAATAAAGACATTTTACTGCGACCAAACAAATCCAGAAGTGATAAAGAAAATGTGGGATGAACCTATTTTACAGGATAATTTTGATATTATCATTGAAGATGGATTACATGCATTTGCAGCAAATGTATGTTTTTTTGAAAACAGCATACATAAAATAAAGCCTGGTGGGTATTATATTATAGAAGATATATTACATTTTGAGGAGAATTTATTCATAGATAAGATTAAAGAATGGGAAACCCGATATGACGATTGTCTATTTACACTATTAAAAATACCAGGGATAAATAATTACGATAACACTTTATTAGTAATTACTAGATCAGCACACATGGCGGTAAAATAGTATTTTTACAAACTTTCTAAACAAGTCCAATATCCTCTGTGAAATATTTATCAATATGAATGCTCTTTGTCATTGGTATGAGGGTGAGATGCGAGATTTCAGCTGTGGCATCTGATTCACGATTGAAGACAAGATCCTTGAGTGTAAGAGGAAACTGTGAATAAATCGGTGACTTGAGTCGATAATACTTACAGATTTTAAGCATTTTATCTAGCTCTTGAAAATTAAGAACGATAATGATATAAGTGCGATTTTGCACGATAGACTCAGGTATTAGAGCAGTCTCAACTGCCTTAAGAAGGCCATCAGGAAAGGTATTCACATGAAAGAGTTCCTCAAGGGTCTCGCGAAAGGCAGTCTCTTGGTAGAGCTCTCCAGGTAGCTTTGCTCCGCCGATACCGCTGATAGAGGGGTCACTCTTATTTTGTTGATACCCAGCGAGAACGAGCTGTTTATTTGTAAATAAACAGCCCGCTCCCTCAAAAGGCCTTGTATCATATTGATATACTAGTTTAGGTTTAAAACATGATAGCATTTTATGAGGCTTCTGGAGGGGTTACATCATTCAAATTTAGTACCACTAAGTACTTTATACCGCCATGTACTTTATACTAGTTATCCTAAAATTGATAATCATTTATCATTAGCACATAATTAGAAATGAATCATCAATTACCTATTCCAATTGCCCTCGGTATGTGTGGAGCGATCGCAGGACTCTTTGGTGGCGGACTTAATCAATGCTTTCCTGTCTGGGTCGGTGCAGTCACTGGATGCTCGGTAGGCTCTACAATTTCTATTATAACCTATTTCATAAAAGAGGAACCCGTTCTGCCCGTTGCGCGCGTATCAGTAGAACCAAGAGTCATTCAGAATTTCTATGTTATTCATGAACTATCAGGACAAGATAAGCCACCTATTGCTCCCAAGATTTGTATGATTTAACCGCCGTTACTTGGCAAATGCAGGTCTAAATACACCCTCGTCTAAAAATATAGTAATGGCCGATGAAGTTCGCCTAGAGGCCTTTGGCGAACGGCTCAAGGGTTATAAGATATACTGTGTTGGATCACCCAGTCTTCTACCGACACTTTTACGCTCGAGACTGTCTGTTTTAGATAGTGAGGTCGCACAGAGAGGGCGCAAGGTACTTATTACACAGGAGACACATCCGTGGCTTCAACGAATGAAATGGGATGCTATTTTTATTGTGAAAGATTCATCTGATCTTCGTCTTGCATTAACCTATGTAACAAACTGTGCTAAGCCAGTAAGACTTGTCTGGGCGAGTGGAGAGCCTTCAATGCAGGTACTGAATCATTTATCGAAATGTGAGGGACTCAGTCTAATCGGCCTTGGTTCTATGGCACCGAAACTGGCTGATTGGGATGCGATTTTTTGGACGCACGATACAAATAATGATATGATTGAATCAGCGCTGTTACCGCGAATGGGTTCAGCAGAGACTGGAAAATACAATATTAGTTCTGTTCTAAAGGAGATTCGGGGATCAGAGCTTGGTCTTGTCTGGTCCTCCATAGGAGAATCGGACAAGAAGGGATATCTGTATTGGTTTGATCCAGTTGAGGGTTCGGGTGGTAGTCTATTTTCTTATGAGGAGTCGGCTGAACTCTTACGGTCTATTGCTGATTCCATTACTTCTCGAAAGGGGTGAGCTTTAATGCAATTTACTTTCTGAAAAGTTCGGGTGTTACTTTAGTAACACTCTGCGCTTTTCCGCAATTTACTTGCGGAAAAGCTTAAAGGTCCCCTTCTTCGCCTTGAAGCCAGCCTTCACGAGGTGCTTGAGCGCCTTCTTGCCAAGAGCGTGCTTCTTCTTGGATACAATACGTCCGTGCTTGTTCTTCATGAGCTGGCTCTTCTTGAGGCCGCCGCTCGTGTGGTCCGCTGTGCCATGCCAGACCTCAGCGTGCGTGCCGACGGCGCGCTTTGCGCCACCCATCTGCGAGCCCATGGCAAGCTTGTTGTTCTGGCCGCCCATCTGCGTCTTGCGCGTGCCGCGGCGACCACCCTTTCCAGCGCGGCGCGTTCCGCGGCGACGGCGACCACCCATCATATTCTTCTTAGAGTTAGAGTTGGCGGCGTCCATTTATATTAAGATATTCGATTTTTTCTCCGACTAGTCTGGGAACTTTACCAGCCTGAATTGCCTCCGTAAGGCTCCGGATTTTCTTAACATCATACACGCCTGCAAAATGAACGAGGAACTGTCCTGGAAGCCAGAGGGGCTGATCTGGAAGTCCCTGGATATATGAATTGAACCGCGTATGGAGCCCCGAAATCTCCACATGGGCTAGATCATTCTCATTCGTCTCTAGCAGCTTTATCATAGCAGCGTTCTCCCACCAGATATGATAGAGTAGATCAGTCTGCTCTCCAACGCGCTTCCAATAGTCCCTCAACCAGGCACTATTACGCATTAATAGGTTCCCTGAATTAAGATGACCGCAAGCATCAATAAGCATCAACATATCCTTCTTGGCGGGTAGCATCGGTAAAACATGTTCTTCGAGAGTAAGTGCCGGATTAGTAATTAAAACATCAGCGTCTGAGAGCCAGACGAGGGCACCATCTTCAAGCCCAGATAGAATTGAAAGAATAAAGGGGACCTTCGACCATGGTATGGGCCGCTCACGGTCCCAGAATTCGACACCCCCCTGAATATACTTATAGCCGTGTCTCTCTGCATAGTCTCGCTTCGAATCTATGCAGTCAGCCAGATTCTCACAGAAGTCGTGACCGATTGCAAGAGTTGCGATAATCATCTTAGATATTATATGATGTGTACCTTTGAGTGCTTAACGGCTAGTACTGCATGGCGGTAGAATTATTTCTCCAATCTTAGTAAGTAATGCCATCAAAAACACGCAAGGCCTACCAGCCAAAACGGTATTTTAGTGGACTTTCATCTACCAAAAAGGTCGCGAGAAAACGGGAGATTCAACATTTTGGTTCTAAGTTCTGGAAAAATGCAAGCGCCTATGTTGGATTCAAAACAGACGAGGGTGTTAAAACAAAGAGTTCACATTATACGGCCTCTTGGAAATCGAAATTTCCTGATGCAAAATCCTTGGAAGATAAGGCCAAGGTGACAGGCGTTCCTCTCAAATATATAAAAGAGTCATATAATCGAGGAATGGCCGCCTGGAGAACGGGTCATCGGCCCGGGGCAACAGAGCAACAATGGGGCTACGCCAGAGTACATTCCTTTTTACTTTGTGGAAAAACCTATCATACAACTGATGCGGATATTGCTAAAAGAGCTAAGGAATCCTCTAAATCGGCGAGAGATTGGTGGGCCAAATGTAACCAATAATGGCTAGTAAACGGAGGTAACGGCTAGTACACGGCGGTAACGGCTAGTACTGAAGTTAAGTACACGGCGGTAAGATCTAAATTTGAATAATATGGTGTTAGTCACATAATCCTTAGAAAATGGTATACAAATATACTAAAAACTCAGCCGGTGAATACAGCTGTCATATATGCGGTGAAACGCGAGAAAAACAGAATACAATGCATTATCATTTGAAATCGCATGAGGATCGTCTCGCATATAAATGCAATCACTGTAAGATGGAATTCAAGGCAAAATATTCTCTAGAGGTTCACATTAATACACAGCATAATCATATCGAGGAAACTCTATTTCGATGCCCTATTGACAACTGTAAGTTCAAGGGTTCATCTGTTAAATCAAACCTTCTGATTCACTATGTGCGGATTCACTGTAAGAATGAGGTGGCTCAGATCCGCAATGGGCTTATCTGCAGTAGCTGTAATAAGGAATCGAACTCGCTTACAGCCTTTCATTATCATGCGGCCTCATGTATTAGAATAGATGAGGCCACGCGTCGAGAGTATTTAAATAGTATTATTCATCATCCTTAATAAAGGTCTGAGTCGCTACAATCAGCGACTTGAGATGATAGCCGAGTGCTGCAAAGGCTACCATCAGTAGCATTTCGTAGGCGGGTCGCTGCGTCTTTTTTCCATTATATCCAATATAAAGGAGCAAGGGAGCTAGTATCAGAGCGTGTATAAGATTTACCCAGGCACCCATAGTATGTGACATAAGTTTTATAGCGGCCTTCACACCATGATAGGCTAATAAAACTAGACCAAGCCCAAAAACTAGGTTATAGACCCATTCGGGCGTCGCTGCACGCTGAAACCCAATATAGAGGAAGAGGGGAACAACGAGGACTATATGAAATAGGGCAAGTAGGAGGTGCTTATCCATCTACCGTCAAGTACTGAAAATAAGTACTTGGTAATAGCCGTTATTCGTCTTCAGCCGCCAGTATTTTAGGGAGAGCAGATCTGGCGTGTTCGAGTCCACCTTCAATCCATCCCTGGCGCATACTATAAGATTCACCCACGACGAACCAATTTGGATGTTCCTTTAGAGGTGAGATAGCCTTCTTCGATAGCTCTACAGGATTATAATCACCGGGAAGCCAATAGGTTACGCCATGTTCCCATGGATATGCCTTAACGAAGAGGGGGTCTGGAATCTTTTTACCAAAGAGTGTTCGAAGCTCTTTCATAAGAACTTCTCCAAGGGAGCTCTCTCCGTTCTTTTTTAGAAGTTCGATGAGAGGTTCTGCATCCGTGGAGTCTGTGTAGGAAATCTGAATTGAACCGGTCTTTATATTTCCTGGAATTATGTAGCGGAGTCGAGTGGCTGTGACAATCTTTGGGAGATTTTCAAACCAGTGGTGACCGTCGCTGTCTGGAGGGAAAACTGCATAGACTCGGAGAAGAGGTTTCATAGTGAGATGGCGAAGAGTGGGCCAGGAAGTGAATTGGCGGATCCGGGCCAGAGCGGTGGAGGGAATTGCAAAAACGGCTCTGGGAGCTTCCATAATAATTTCGGAACGGCCGGCCCCGCCAGATTTGAAAATGAATTTGGTTTCTTGAATTTCTAAAAGTTTGTGTTTCAGGAAAAGTTTTCCTCCGAGATTTTCAAATTCTTCCACCATCTTTTTTATAAGATTCGAGAGACCGGATTTACATAAAAAGTATTTTTCTTCCGGACTGAATTCATTCTGGAAAAGTTTCAGAGCAACATCGGCTCGCATGGTATCCAATTCGGCGCGATAGGGGTGGCGAATTAGAAGGCCTTCGAGTTCCTTCGGTTTGTAGAATTGTGAAAGTAATTGGCGTATTGTTTTGGCGGCGAGAATTTCGGGCGGAAGATTTGCTAGAGGTCCGAGTGTAATTGGAAGGGCTGGACCAAAACTGTCTGGCTCGATCGGATAGGCTCCAGATTCCTTGAATTGAGACTGGCCTGAAATTGGAATTAGTTCGAGATCATACCGTTTCAGGAGTTTGAGAAGCATCGTATGATGTTCCGAAATTCGGGCGCCACCCATTTCCCATTGGTAATGAACTCCCGATATATCAGCTGAGAAGGTTGACATACGCCCACCGGCGATGTGATAGGCCTCCGCGATAGCGACGGAGCGTTTCGGATGGTGTTTTAAGTACTCTATTGCGGTGTATAACCCTGCAATTCCAGCACCTATTATTATAAGGTCATAGGAGTCTTTCATCCCTTTCTAATTTATAGCGATTTAATCCACTCTGTAATCTTCTCATTATCATTCGACTGAAGTTTATCGGCGATCTTCTTATTCTTTATAGCAATGAAGGTTGGGATTGAACGGATTCCACAGTAACCAGGGGTGTAATTATTCTGGTCGACATCGCACTTTAGCCAATTTACTAGAGGGAAGGCTGTAGTGAGAGCATTCAGATCAATTGAGCGACAGGCGCCGCACCAGGTGGCTGTGAAATAGATGATTGTGAAGGGAGGAACCTCTGCATCGGGGTACTCTCCGCGACCGATAAGTGTCTCGAACTCGGCCTGCTCCATGAGGTATTTCATATCTTGTTTGTTCTATTATTTTATGTTTAGACTGGCAGTTGCAATTCCCCCAATTACTATAAGAGCAATTGTTGATAAGAAGGCTAGAGATTCATCAGGAGACTTGGCCTGTATAAGTTTATCTGCAAAGGATGAAAGAGGAGGGAGAGTGACTGATCCACCGCCGTGATGAACTGCAGGAGCGGGATGAGCGGCAGGAGTGGCATGAGCTGCATGAGCGGCAGGAGCATGGTGGGCCGTCGTCGTTGGAGCTGTCGTAGAATTACTACTCGATAACATTAAGCCAAGTGCAACGCAGCCTAGTGTAATTCCCGCACCACCTGCGACAATTGACATATATTTACTAGCACTTGCTGGCAATATACTAGGCGGTATAAGATTCGTTATAACAAGACCATATGATGCAAGAGATGCACCAATAGCCGTAAGCATAGCTGTGGTGAGTTTCCATTTACCATCATTTGGCAACTCTTTTGTTAAACCTTCTATATTGAAATTTAGTGGTAGTCTGAATCCATGCCGTTTGAATGGTATTTCATTAAATACTTCAAAAATATCGAACATGAACCAGGGGCCAAAATATGAAAGATAGACAATCGGTTTACGTAGTTGCATGGGATAATATGGTAGCATTAATGTAACAATAAGTATACATATTGCAACAGAACCAGCCTTTATAAATGCGAGAGCCTGATTACCCAGAGCTGCATGATTCATTCCAAGCATACCCGTTGGTGGAAAAGCAGTAAGTAACTTTAGAGTTGAATACGGCATAGGAATCCCAGTTGTAAGTTGTTGTAAGAACGATTGAGAAGCACCTGCAACGGGTCCTCCATGAGAACCAGAGGCTACAGCACCACTTATTATTGAGCCAATCCCAGCCATTTCCTTGATATATGGACCTATTATATCTTGAATACTAAACCGGCGAAGCCATTTACAACACGCAGAATATTGTGATTTGTAGCATAAACACGAATATGCGCATTTCCACGGGGAGGCACATAGTTCGGATCGGTCAACTTAAGACTTGTTGAGGGATCCGGTCGAAGTGCAACGAGAAGCTTGATCGAATCAATGCGGCTGGCATTGAACGAGCCAGAAGGCTGTAGCTCCTCGGGCTTCAAGGCGAAGCAGTAATTATAAATGAATTGTTTCACTGGCACTGTCGTATGATGCTGGATGGGCTGTACTAGACGGAAATAACCTGCATCGCGTATTTCAAACCGGTCATATCCATCGAGCTGGAGAACAGCCTGCTGTAGAATATCACGGCGCGCGCCACCCTCATTAATTGATGTCGAACTGTAGTTGAACCACTCATTGTAACTCTCCATAACATCACGCTGGATGACCCAGACAAGCTCGCGGACGGGGTGATTAAACTCTAGAGGGATATTTGCCGTAGTTGAGGCGGCCGGTATGCTGATTTTCGATGTATACTGGATTTGTTCGATTAGGTATTCGTGCGAGTTTGCTACAAAGCGGCGACGCTCTTCAGCATCTAGATGAACGTAGTCGCCGTACATGCGTAGATCAGTGATAGTTGTCTTTTTCACCTGTGGGCTTGTGGCACAGGCCTGATTCGCATTACCAGGAGAAGCCGTGTAGACAAGTTGCTCGAGCGACCGGAGTTTTACATTAATTCGTACAGGATGATATTGCATTGCAAGAAGGGGGAGGTATAGACCAGGATTCTTGTTGAACCAGAACTGGAGTGGTATATAGAGTTTTACAGCGCCGTATTGATATGTGCCATTTATAGATACGGCATTCGTATCGGGAGGGTAGGTCGTTGGCGGAGGAAGCGTTCCATCTACACGGCCGATCATGGCATTAAAGCCGTCACGCTGGCTCGATGGAACTGTTAATTCGGACCAGATTTCCATCCATTCCCCGGTTTGTTTATCGATTTCTTGTTCGCCTATTTCAATGGAAATCTCCTCAATGAGTGCATGGCCGAGTGAATTTACATAGGCTGCAAGTGTTTTATCCTCGTCAGCGAGATATATTTCGGGCAGAGTAACCTCCATTATAAGAGAACCGAGGAGATCACCCTTTCGTGGAATCGTACAGGTGAGGCGTTTTCCAAAATCCGGATTACCATCAAAATAGATCGTCTGTGACTCTATGGCAAAATTCGTGTATCTGCGATATACCATCTTGAACCATGTAATTTGTGGATTTCCAGTTAAGTATATATCTTGTTTTCCGACTGCTACTAATTGTAATAATCCACCTCCAAGTGGCATCCTATCTTCTATCCCTACTTATTCGGAAGAGTCTAGCCTTACGCGGTAACGGCGAATACTTTAACTTAAGTACTAGCCGTTACTTGTTACTAGTCGTTATTAAAGTACTTAAATTAAGTACTTTACGGTAGAGAGGACCATATGAGCGGTTCACAGAATACTACAACACAATATTTAGCACAACTTTTGTATTCACTCGATTCAAATACAAATCTCCCTATTTCGACTGCCAGATTTCAGGTAGCGGACGGGGTTGGAGGTCGCAATTGGGAGAATGTTTTTCAGGTTCTGAGTACTCAGTCGGCAACTGAGAATTTTCCAATGCCCTATCTACCATCGACGATTCAGAGTCTATCGAACTCATCTGGCACAGGTCCAACTGGCGCAGCACAGGGACTATTCACATGGGTGAATAACAACCTCAGTATACCAAATCCAAGTTTCGTGCAGAAGCCGATCACAGGATTTCAGGGATGGGATGCAAATGCATATTCAGTGGAGGGCTATGTATCAGGATCGTTCGTGACCTTTCAGACACTGCAGACAAATGGTATTCTAATGGCAGGATTCAGCGAGATTCCATCGGCCTCTCCAAACTTTACCAATATTAATTACGGTTTCTATTGCGATTCTACTAGTGCACTTTCAGTACGCGAAAGTGGTGATCTTCGTAGTAGTATTGGAACCTATACGACTGCGACTCAGCTTGGAATTCAATATGATGGCGTTAATGTAATATACTATAAGAATACTGCTCCAGTATACAGTACATTAAGAGCAAAGGGTGCTGCCCTTTATTTGAATACGGCAATATATGATCCAGGAGCTGCCGTGAAAAATATTCACTACGCCCCTCTTGGAGGTGTGGGACCTTCTGGTGTGACTGGTGCCTCAGGTTCGACGGGAGCAACTGGTGCTCGAGGATTCACGGGAGCTACGGGATATGGTGCTACTGGTCCAACCGGTAATGTTGGCCCAACAGGTAGCCTCGGCCCTATTGGCTATACCGGTCAAGTTGGTGCCACTGGTACAACTGGACCGACTGGTAGAACTGGTTGGACGGGCGCAACTGGTGCAACAGGGCCGGCTGCAAATACCTCTGGCTACATTTTAAACAATGTTACAAATTCTGCACCGCCCTCAGGCCAATATGCTCTTAATCAGCTGAACCTAACTTCAGTGACAACGATCAAAATTAACGGTGTAGATGCAGACGGTATTATAAAACTCGGATTTTTTGCGCGAGTAGGTATTGGTAGTTTAATACATTTAGTAAATCTGAATCAATATGACGAGCATATTTATGTTGTAGATTCTACGAACAATAACTTTTCGTATTGGACCTTTGGTATAAGTTATTTAACAGGATCATCTACATCGGCTATAGTTGGTAATAACTATCTTATTGCCTTTGATACAATTGGTGTAGTTGGACCAACTGGTGCGACAGGCTCCACCGGTGTAACAGGTAACACAGGTCCACAGGGTCTTGCGGGTACTGCTACAAATACGGGAGCAACTGGTGTAACTGGTGCAACTGGATTTACAGGTCCAACAGGGGCCACAGGAGCCACGGGTCCAACAGGAGCTACAGGAGACACGGGCTTCACGGGACCAACAGGAAATACAGGTGCAACTGGTGTAACTGGATTTACAGGTCCAACAGGGGCCACAGGAGCCACGGGTGCAACAGGTGTTACAGGCCCAACCGGCTTCACAGGGCCTACAGGAGCTACAGGGTCAACTGGTGTAACAGGCCCGACAGGTTCACAAGGTATTGCAGGAACTGCTACAAATACCGGTGCAACAGGCTACACAGGCTGGACTGGTTATACCGGTCCAACGGGCCCAACTGGTGCAACAGGTTACACAGGCTTTACAGGTGTAACAGGTAACACTGGCCCTACTGGTAAAACTGGTGCAACAGGTCCACAGGGTCTTGCTGGTACTGCTACGAACACAGGTGCGACGGGTTCAACTGGTGCAACAGGCTTTACAGGTTATACAGGTCCAACTGGTATAAGAGGTATTGATGGATCTGCTACAAATACTGGAGCGACAGGCTGGACTGGTTGGACGGGCTACACGGGTCCAACAGGTGTAACAGGCTGGACTGGCTGGACGGGCTACACAGGTCCAACGGGTCCAACAGGCTACACAGGCTGGACTGGGCCAGCAGGAACTGCTACGAACACCGGTGCAACGGGTACAACGGGCTACACAGGTTGGACGGGTTACACGGGTTGGACTGGTTACACTGGCTGGACGGGTTACACGGGTTGGACGGGTTATACAGGTCCGACTGGTATACTCGGACCTCAGGGACCGACAGGTAATACTGGTCCTATAGGAAAAACTGGCCCAGTTGGTCTACAGGGTGTAACAGGTGCAACGGGCTGGACGGGCTGGACTGGTCCCACAGGTGTAACAGGTAATACAGGTTTTACAGGTCCAACAGGGCCGACAGGTAACACAGGTAATACAGGTTTTACGGGTCCAACGGGGCCGACGGGTCCGACAGGTAATACGGGTTTTACTGGCCCAACGGGACCAACAGGGCGGGATGGACTGGCTACGAATACAGGAGCAACAGGTAATACGGGTCCGACAGGTAATACTGGAGCACAGACCTATTATATTTTTGATGGTGGCACGCCTTCATCGATATATAGCGATGGACCGGCCTTCAACTGTGGCGGGGCTGGTATGACGGGTAATACAGGACCATCTGGAGCCTATAATGGGGCAAATATCATTTTACAGGTACGCCATGATGTAGCTACAAAGTGGGCTACTGTAAATCCGGTATTATCGCTGGCCGAGATGGGTATGGAGACTGATACGAATCAATTCAAGATCGGCGATGGAAGCACGAGTTGGAACTCGCTGCCCTATGGCGGGCTTAAGGGTTGGACGGGTAATACCGGTGCTACGGGTGTAACAGGCTGCACGGGACCTGTTCCGACATCAGTTGATAGTATTACTATTAATGGAACTCTGACAGTACAGGAGACACAGGAAGTTGGAAATACAAAGTCAGGTGCCACAGGGGTTGTCGTACATGATTGGCTTACTGGTGCAATATTCTATCATACTGCTATTGCAAGTAACTTTACATGTGATATTACAAATATGCCAACCACGGCAAACCGATCCTATGTTGTTATTTTAATATTGAATCAGGGAGCTACGCCATATTATGCATCTGCTCTTAGTATTAATGGCACACCAAAAACTATAAAGTGGCCGAATGCCTTTGTACCGACAATAAATGCAAATCGGATTGAGGTACAGGCGTTTACACTTTATTATACTGGGTCGAACTGGATTGTTTTGTCACAGATCACGAGTTTCGGGTGAGCCAAAGGCTCACCCTTAACAAGGAACTTCGTTCCGAGTTTCGGCTAGGGCCTTTGGCCCTAGTCTTAACTGGGGCTTTCAGCCCGAGTTTCGGCTAGGCCTTTGGTTAAATCCTTCCACTCTATGAGTATTAGATGATATCATAAAAATATTGCTCTAATAATAAGGAAATGCCACTATACATGACCCTAGCCGGTGAATTTGGATACGGTCGTGTGAATTCAACAGTATTCAATTATGTGGATCTAGTCTCATTCTCAAATTGGCACACGAGCAATGCCTCAAGCTTTACAACTGCAATACCCAACTTTTACTTTTATACCTATGATGGCTCTATAAGTACAATTGATGATGGTGGATATAATATGTGGAACATTGGCAATTACATATCACTAAACGGAATTACAACCGCCTCTAATATTTCTTACGGAACTCTACAAAATACACAACTCAGCAACTATGGATACTTTGTAAGTCAATCAAATGTATGGCCGCAAGTTGAACTTGCCTATATGCGTGCTGGAACAATTCAATGGTATAATGCAGGATCACCTGGAACTGGCGGTTCAATTAATTCATCAAATGCAAATTCCACAGGAACCTATACAACTTCAAACCAGGGTCGCTATGGTACTTATTGGGTAAATCAAAATTACGGAATGATAAATCCTACAATTTGCTATATCTGGTTTACAATTCAGCAGCCAAGTATTAATGGATATTTTGTAACATCAAACGATCAGCGCAATACAGCAAATCCACCCTATGCAGATTATACGCAGTCATTTTCAATAACTGGCTATAACATATTAGTGGGGCAAATGCTTCTATCAGTATTAGATCAGGCAAATTATCCATCAGGCTACCTAATACCCGATAGTAATATTAATAGGTTTATAACAAACTACGTGCAGAATGCTGTAATTAATATTTTCTAATCATTAATCAAATGCCTTATATTCAGGTACAATTCAGAAGGGGTACTGCCCTTGAATGGGCTGCAACAAACCCTATTCTGGCAATTGCTGAAATGGGTATTGAAATTGATACTCGGCAATTCAAGGTTGGTGATGGCGTAACACGCTGGAATGATATGGGTTATGGCGGTATTCGTGGATGGACTGGTAACACAGGCCCGACGGGTAATACTGGATGCACCGGTAATACGGGTCCTACGGGTAACACAGGTAACACGGGCCCGACGGGTAATACGGGTAATACAGGTAACACGGGTCCAACTGGTAACACGGGTAATACTGGTAATACAGGTCCAACTGGTAACACGGGTAACACAGGTCCAACTGGTAACACAGGTAACACGGGTCCAACAGGTAATACGGGTCCAACGGGCAATACAGGAAACACGGGCCCAACTGGTAACACAGGAAACACTGGTCCAACAGGAAATACAGGACCAACAGGAGATACAGGTCCCACGGGTAACACGGGTAACACCGGCCCAACTGGTAATACAGGAAACACAGGTAATACGGGCCCAACTGGTAACACGGGTAATACGGGTCCAACTGGTAACACGGGTAATACGGGCCCAACTGGTAACACGGGGCCAACAGGTAACACGGGTAACACGGGGCCAACTGGTAACACAGGTAACACGGGTCCCACAGGTAACACGGGTCCCACGGGTAACACTGGGCCAACTGGTAACACAGGCAATACAGGTCCAACAGGTAATACGGGTTTTACAGGCCCAACCGGCTTTACAGGGCATCCAGGAACTAATGGAGTTTCATCAGGTCTTATTCTCTTTTTAGACGCTACAGGTACTTCACCACCCGTGAACGGTTCACTACTAACAGTGCCAGTACAAACAGCACAAGTTGTAATATCATCTGGGGTACAACCTGCAAATAATGCATTTTTAATGGGAACTTTTTCAACAGATCCTTATACACTCCCAAGTAATATTATTATAGGAGGTTTATGGGACTTGAATATTTATGCAAGTTCTACGAATACAGGTACAGATGTAGCAATATACTTTAGTGTATTTTACACTGATTCGAATGGAAATAATCCTGTAATAATGGCAACAGGTAACGTAGGAACAAGTCAGCCTGTAACAGTATTTGAAGAAATCTATGATACTCTTTATATTCCTACCACAACTCTGCCTGATCTATCATATAAAGTATGTATAAGTGTATATGGTATTTTTATACAGAATAATGTTGATTCGCTAACAATATATCTTCGTGGAAATAAACAATCCCATTTACATACCACGCTACTAGCAAACTCCGCGACAGGTCCAACAGGTAATACAGGTAACACAGGTCCCACGGGCAATACAGGTCCCACGGGCTGGACGGGTAATACGGGACCGACCGGTAATACAGGTCCCACGGGTAATACGGGACCTACAGGCTGGACGGGCTGGACTGGTCCTACAGGTAATACAGGTCCCACGGGTAATACGGGACCCACTGGCTGGACGGGCTGGACTGGTCCTACAGGATTTACAGGCCCAACAGGATTTACCGGTCCGACAGGTGTGACAGGTACATATATAATAGGTGGTAATGGAGCTCCAGCAGGTACTGTAGGGCGTATAGGAGATTTTTATATTGATTTAGTGGGAGGATATTTATATGGACCAAAGGCATATTAGATCAGCAATTTTAAGAGCTATGAAAGTAATGCCATGTACTTAAATTAAGTACATGGCGGTACTTAACTTTAGTACTAGCCGTTACATGGCGGTAAATAATTTTATCAAATATTATTCCATTCTAGATACCCATGGCGCAATGGCCTTTAGCATTTAGTATGGTAGGACCAACGGGTAACACAGGCCCGACAGGCCCCACAGGATATACAGGCTTTACAGGCCCAACAGGCATTACAGGCTTCACAGGACCAACAGGCATTACAGGTTACACAGGCTTTACAGGGCCAACAGGTTTTACAGGTGTAACAGGTTATACAGGCCCTGCAGGAACCGCAACAAATACAGGAGCAACAGGCTATACAGGCCCGACAGGCGTAACAGGCTTCACAGGCCCAACAGGAGCAACAGGCTTCACAGGTCCGACAGGTCCCACAGGCTTCACAGGTCCGACAGGCCCCACAGGCTTCACAGGTGCAACAGGCCCAACAGGTATAGCAGGCATAGCAGGTACAGCAGTAAACACGGGTGCCACGGGTCCAACCGGCTTTACTGGTAATACAGGCCCTCAAGGAGTAGCAGGTACTGCAACAAATACTGGTGCCACGGGTCCAACCGGCTTTACTGGTAATACAGGCCCTCAAGGAGTAGCAGGTACTGCAACAAATACTGGTGCGACGGGTCCAACAGGAGCCTCGATATCCTCTACGCCTACCGTCAACTTCATGGTTGTTGGATCTAATGGAACAAATAAAATATCATATACCTATGACGGAAATAATTGGCTAGCCTCATCCTCTGGTAGTACAGTGTTTACAGGACAATGTAACTGTGTACTATGGAACGGTACAATGTGGGTAGCAGGCGGCTCAGGAACAAATATTCTAGCATATTCACCAAACGGTATAAACTGGACGGCAGCTACAAATGCAAATCTTCTCACACAGGTTACTGGTGTTCTATCACTCGCATGGAACGGTCAGATCTGGGTAGCTGGTTGCTCTCCAACCGGTCAAACAAATCTTCTTTACTCTATTGATGGTCTAACATGGTTTAACAATGCTACTGCTACACAGGTAACTGGAACTGCACTTGCTGTTAGCTGGATTGGAACAATGTTTCTTGCGACAGGTAGTACAACCTCAACCTATTATTCATATGACGGTATAAACTGGTCGCCAAGCAATATTACAAATAATGGAATTTATGCTGGATATGGAATAGCATCAAACGGATTAATAACAGTTGTTGTTGGAAATCCATCAACAAACTTAACATCAATCATATATTCAAACAATGGATTCAACTGGAATCAGACCACAAACTTATTTACAACTGGTGGTCGCTGTGTAGCCTGGAACGGATACATCTGGGTTGCCGGCGGTACTGGTACAAATCAGTTTGCCTACTCAACGGACGGTATAAATTGGGTAGCCTCGACCTCTGGTAATGCCATTATTACATCATCAGTTAACTCGATTACATGGAACGGAATCTATTGGTTTGCAGTGGGCTCTGGTACAAACCAGGTAGCATATTCATATGATGGTATAACATGGCTTGCATCATCAGCTGGCAATGCTGTAGTATTAAGTTCAGGTCTAGGTATTGGATCACGCTCTTATAATCAGGTAACACCCCTTACCACTATTGCAAAGATTAACAATAACCTTTCAACGGAAAACTTCATAGTTGCTCTCGGTACTGGTACTAACACAACAGCCTATTCAAAGGATGGCCTATCATGGACGGTCTTTACAGGTACAACTATAACAACAACTGGCTATGCAGTGGCCTTTAATGGTTATATGTGGGTTGCGGGTGGAGCTGGAGGAAGCAATACGCTGGCATACTCCACAAATGGTTCCGCGTGGTCTGGAGCAGGCGTATCAGCCTTTAGCACACAGTGTAAGGCCGTTGCGTGGGGTCAGGGCAAGTGGATCGCGGGCGGCTCAGGCACAAATCAGATGGTAACATCAACTAACGGTAGCACATGGGCTTCAGTATCATCTGGTAACTCGACGCTTACAACAGAGTGCAGAGCAATCTGTTACGCTGGACCCTACTGGGTGGCGGGTGGAGCAGGTACAAACCAAATGGTTACCTCACCAGATGGTGTGACATGGTCGACAAACACCTCGGGTAACTCAACATTCACGACATCCGTTTATGCGATTGCTTATAACGGCCAGTACTTTATTGCTGGTGGTACGGGTACGAACACACTCGCCTACGCTGCAATGACGCCTACCGCCACAAGTCTTACATGGACGGCAGTTGGAAGCATTTTCACGACGCAGTGTAATGCAGTGGCCTGGAACGGAACAATGTGGGTGGCTGGCGGTCAGGGTACGAACACACTCGCTTACTCGACGAACAGCACGACCTGGACTGGTCTAGGTACTGGCATTTTCGCAACAGCCTGTAATACAGTAGTATGGAATGGTAATATATGGGTGGCAGGCGGCAGCGGCGGCCCCAACCCTATTGCCTACTCGTACAATGGTATAACATGGACCTATGTGCCTACAAATGCAATTATAACAACACAGGTCTATGCTGTAGCCACAAAGCGTGTTCTACCGCTAATGTCAACAATACCACCTCCAAGAATTACTCAGACTGTGACTGAAAATTTCTGTGTAGCGGGAACTAATAACAATGTTGGTGTTGGCGGCATCTCCTACAGTTATGATGGTCTAACTTGGTATGTATCACAGAGCGGATCTGCCCTATTCCCTCTTATAACAAATAATGGAAATGCAATTGCCTGGAACGGAACCATGTGGATTGCTGGCGGCAATACTACAACATCTAATGTAAACACACTTGCATATTCGTACGATGGTATTGTATGGAACACTCTAAATCCTACAAATCCAAATATATTTAGTACGTCTTGTACCGCTGTAGCCTGGGGCAATGGTCTATGGGTTGCAGGCGGCTCAGGTGGTTCTACTATATGCTATTCTACAAATGGATTAAACTGGATTCCTGTTGCAACAAATGTATTCACTACAGCTGTTACTTGGATAGGATACAATGGTTTAATGTGGGTGGCAGTAGGCCGCGGTACACACACAATTGCATACTCAATGGATGGAATAAACTGGATCGGCCTTGGTACAAGCATTTTCTCAACTAGTGGTTATGCTGTTATATGGAATGGTACAATATGGATCGCTGGTGGCCAGGGTACAAATACTCTTGCGTATTCATATAACGGTCAGAACTGGGTGGGCCTCGGTTCAACAACATTTTCATCATATGTATATGCAATTGCATACAATAATATTATGCATATTGCAGTTGGTATAGGAACAAATATTGTAGCGTATTCATATGATGGTATAAATTGGCTTCCTTCTCCATCTGGTAATACTCTAATGAGTAACGGCTCTGCATACACTGCAGTATGGAATGGTGCCTATTTTATTATCTCAGGTGCGTCTTCTTCATATGGATTGATCTACTCATCAGATGGTATTACATGGCAGCCAACCCCAAGTGGTTCTGTTCTATCTGGAACAAACGGTGCCTTTTACATGGCTGCCCGTCGCTATATTATTCCCAGCCCTCCAAATGCCGGTGCCAGATTAAACAATGCGAATCCTGATAACTCGTATGTACTCGCTCTCGGTACTGGTACAAACGGTGCAGTCTACAGTAACAATGCAAATACATGGACTAACGCCAGCACGCCCTTTACACAGGGCAACTGCGCGGCCTGGAATGGTTCTACCTGGTTTGCTGGCGGATCTGGAGGTAATACGATCGCCTACTCATCAAGCGGCTCAAGTTGGACTGGCATTGGAAACACTCTTATTAGCACACAATGCAGTGCGATTGTGTGGGTTGGAAATGGATGGGTTGCTGGCGGCTCAGGAACAAATACACTAATCTATTCACTAAGCGTTGCCCCTATTACAGCCTCACAGGGTGGTTGGACGGGCCTCGGTACAGGCATTTTCTCAACAAGCTGTACTGCCCTCGCTTGGAACGGAATCACTGTAGTTGCCGGTGGCGCCGGTACAAACACACTTGCTTATTCAACGAACGGTGGTGTAAGCTGGACTGGTTCTGGCACTGGTACCTTCAGCACAGCCTGTTATGCAATTACATGGAACGGCACATACTTCGTGGCTGGTGGTGCAGGTACGAATCAGATGGCCTACTCATCGAACGGCACCTCGTGGACTGCTTCCACAACGGGCAACAGCGTCTTTAGCACACAGGTGAATGCGATCGCGTGGAACGGATACATCTGGGTGGCTGGAGGCCAAGGTACAAATACACTTGGCTATTCAACGAACGGCACTACATGGACCGGTCTTGGCAAGCTTGTCTTTCCCACAGCCTGTACTGCAGTTTCATGGAACGGCTTCCAGTGGATTGCGGGAGGTACAGGTGGCTACAATCGTATCGCCTATTCCTATAATGGTATTGTCTGGTACACTTCCTATCAGGCACTTATTACTACACAGGTCTATGCCCTTGTTGCCCGTCGTGTACTCAATCAGAACACGGCTCCTATTATCCCTATAAAGGTTAGTACACAGCCAATTACAACGGCTTTTATGGTGGCCGGCGGCTCTGGTAATTACACTCTAACCTATAGTTTTGATGGACTTTCGTGGTATGTTTCACCGAGTGGAACCGCGCTGCTTAACTCAAATGTATATGGAATAGGCTTTAACGGTCAAATGTGGGTTGCCACAGGATCAGGTACACATACTTCTATTGCATATTCATATGATGGTATAAATTGGCTTCCTGGTGGTGTAAAACAGAGTTTAGATGTAAATGTGCCTAATATTGGTTACTCTGTAGGATGGAATGGTAGTTATTGGCTTGTGGGCGGAGACGGCGGTAATATATATATATCATATGATGGTATAGTTTGGAAAACTACAGGTGATTCAAGTGCAATTTCAACTAATATATATTCTCTACAATGGAATGGTTACTATTGGATAGCTGCGGCCTATTGCTCAGGAAACAATATTCCTATACTCTATTCAACCGATGCAATTCACTGGTTATATCCTAGTAGCAATGTTACTCTTAACTATCCTTTACCAACAGGATCTGGAAAAGAGTGTAAGGGCGTAGCATGGAATGGTCAAATGTGGGTAATATGTGCGGCTGTATATTCTGGATCAGCACCCTTTGCATATTCATATAACGGTCAGCAGTGGGCTGCAACTGGAAATGGTATTTTTACAAGTACTGGCTACTGTATTGCATGGAATGGTAATATGTGGGTGGCTGGCGGTTCAGGAACAAACACACTCGCCTACTCATATGATGGTATAAACTGGCAGGCATCGACCTCAGGAACTAGCCAAATGACAAGTAGCTGTTCGTCTATCGCCTGGAATGGAACATACTGGATCGCTGGCGGCATAGGAACAAATACTGCCTTATATTCTACTGATGGTATCACATGGCTACCTTCATTACTTTCAACATATATTACAAGTACTACAACTGCTGTAGCTTCAAGAAACTATGTTTCCCCAAATAACGCGAATAATAGTATCACACTAACAACTAAGGCAAATGCGTCACAGACTGAGAATCAGTCATTAATGGTTCTTGGAACTGGTAACTATCAAAATATGTATATAACAGGTGGCGGAATTAACACTATGTATCCCAATAGCAACTTTGGAGGTAGTGGTACTGGAACTTGTGGAGCCTGGAATGGTTCTACCTGGATATTAGGAGGAGCTGTAACGGGTACTGGAACAAACACAATTCTTATATGGAATAATAGCAGTGGATCTAACCAAAATATAGTTGCAGGCAGCGTTTCACAATCTCTAGGAGTTACAATATTTAGCGTAGGCTGTTATGCAGTCTGTTGGACTGGTGTAGGTTGGGTCCTAGGTGGCGCAGGAACAAATGCCTTTGCCTATACAATGATGTCGAATCCTACAAGCGCTTCTGTATTTACAGTTACCGCGGTTGGATCCTCTCCATTCTCAACAGGTTGTTATGCTCTCTGTTGGAACGGTGGTGTTCCAGGAAATAGTACCATTGTAGCAGGTGGAGTAGGCACGGTCAATACTCTCGCTTATTCAACAGATAACGGAGTAACTTGGACTGCAAGCGGTAATGCAATCTTTTCTACAGGCTGCTACACGGTCTGTTGGAACGGTGTTTATTTCGTCGCGGGAGGAGCTGGTACGAATACGATGGCGTATTCAACCAATGGTACATCATGGACGGCGGTTTCAGGATCAACCTCTATCTTTTCAACACAGTGCAACTCGATTGCATGGAACGGTATGATGTGGCTTGCAGGAGGCCAGGGTACAAATACTATTGCCTATTCGACGAACGCCACGACATGGACTGCAGTAGGTCCTGTAATATTCCCAAGCACCTGTTACACGGTTGCCTGGTCTGGAGGAAGGTGGTATGCTGGTGGTACGGGTGGTATTAACACACTTGCCTACTCGTATAATGGATTCAACTGGATCATGTCTTCGCAGGGAGGCATCACTACAAGTATTAATGCCCTTGTGCCAAGAGTTACTTTTCCTAAGGTTCTATATGATTGGAGCATACCAAGATTTATCAATCCTGTAAATGTTACAAGTATTACAGAGAACTTTACTGTTTTCGGAACTACCACTAACAGTACTGTGCTAGATACATATAGAGCAGTCTACAGCTATGATGGAATAACTTCATTTACAGCTGCAACAACTCTTTTTTCAATTCTAGGTGGAAATCCTAACGCAATTGCCTATAATGGAAATAATATGTGGGTAGCAGTAGCCTCAAATACAACGCTAAACTACACCAGTAGTCCACCACAAATTGGTACATGCAGTATTGCATACTCTATGGATGGTATCGTATGGTATCCAGCTTACGGACAGGTTATTGTAAGTGCTTGGAATGCTGTTGCTACGAATGGTTCCATGTGGGTAGTTGCAGCTGGAACATCTTATGCATATTCTATGGATGGTAAGAACTGGCTCAATGGATACAATGGATCCGCAAGCTTTACTGGTTCAGTAAATACTATTGCTACAAATGGTAGCATATGGGTGGCTGGATCAAGTAACGGAACAATGTATGCTTCACCTGACGGCATAAACTGGTCTTTTATACCACTGATAAGTTCGTTGACAAGCGTGAATGGTATAGCATGGAATGGTACATTATGGGTAGCGGGTGGTACGGGTACGACAAATAGCATGGCATACTCCTATAACGGTATTCAGTGGACTGGTCTTGGGTATAATATTGCAACCACTGTAAATAAGATTGCCTGGAACGGTAGCATGTTCGTGGCTGTCTGTAACGGAGCGAGTGTTAAACAGAGTTCTGTTATATACTCATATGAGGGTATTAACTGGTTTTCTGCTCCAAGCGCATATATACTACAGCCAAATATATCGGCAATTGCATGGAACGGAACCTACTGGATCGCTATTAGCACGGCCGCGTCCTTGACAAATACACTATATTCAGTCGATGGAACCTATTGGCTTCCTGGTATCTATCATGCTCCAAATGGATTTGCTACAAATGCAATATGTACGAGAAAATTCGTTGTTCCTACAATAAATACTAATATTTCCAAGACAAATGATATAAGATTACCTGATACACTTATATTAGCTCTTGGTTCTGGAACAAATACGATAAGCTATTCTTACAACGGGCAGAACTGGATAGGAATGGGTAGTACTTTTGCTACACAGTGTAATGCATTAGCCTTTAACGGCTATTTATGGGTTGGAGTTGGATCAGGTACAAATACAATTGCAGTTAGTAGTGGGCCTCAAATAACAAACGGTCTTACTGGTATTGGTGCGACTATTTTTAGTACTGCAGGCTATGCAATCGCCTGGGTTGGATCTGGATGGGTAGCTGGTGGAGCTGGTACAAATACTATTGCTGTTGCACTAAATGCTAGCCCATTTAATAATGAATATTCATATTCGACAACATCTCCTACAACTACAACATCTTGGACGGGTCTCGGTACAAGTATTTTCTCAACAAGCTGCAATGCTCTCTGTTGGAATGGTTCAACACTTGTAGCTGGTGGTGTTGGTACAAACACTCTTGCTTATTCACAGAATGCAGGTGGTACATGGACTGCTGGAGGTGTTACAATTTTCTCCACAGGCTGCTATGCCATCTGCTGGAACGGTCAACAGTTCGTTGCAGGTGGAGCCGGTACCGCAAATACCCTCGCATATTCATCGAACGGAACATCTTGGACCGGCTCAGGTATCGCCATCTTTTCAACACAGTGTAATGCAATCGCATGGAACGGTTATATGTGGATTGCTGGCGGATCTGGAACAAACACTCTAGCCTGGTCGACAAACGGTACCTCATGGAATGGTCTTGGAACTGGCGTTGTACCCACCAGCTGTACCGCAGTAGGATGGAATGGTAATACCTGGGTAGCGGGTACTGGTACGACGCCCTATGTAGTCATGTACTCTAATAATGGTATCAACTGGTACAACACAGACTCCGTTTCACGCAGCATAATGACAACACAGTGTTATGGATTTGCTTCAAAGGTTGTGTCCCCTCTGTCGATATCAATGACAATTCCAAGTATCATTACAAAACCGAGTCCTTCAGTTACATCATCATTTATGGTAGCTACAAGTGGTACAACCGGTAATACATATCTAGGTCGTTTAATGTATACCTATGATGGATTCACATGGTATAGCTCAAGCTCCTTTAATGCTGTCTTTAACTCATCTCAGACTATTTCATGTATTGCCTATAATGGAACTATATGGTTAGCTGGTTCAACAACGAGCGGCTATACAAATATTGCAGCATATTCATATGATGGTATCAACTGGGTTGGATTAGGTAGTAATATTGGACTATTCCTATCCACTGTTATATCATTTTCTTGGAATGGCTCTATCTGGTTAGCGAATTATAATGGTGGCCAGTCTTGTTATTCATACAATGGTATTATTTGGAAGTCGCCTATGAATTCAAATGCAATCGCACTGTCAGCTGCGGCGTGGAATGGATTAATGTGGGTCGGTGTTACAGCAGGTACAAATGGTGGTACTAACACTATGTTTTACTCAAATGATGGTATGTCATGGAGCCCAAGTCCTAACACAGGAATTTGGTCTAACCCATCTTCAGGAGCTATATTATGGACTGGTTCAGTATGGATTGCTGGTAGTAGCGGCGGAACGACCGTGCAGAACTCGAGTATCTATTATTCATATGATGGTATTACATGGACACCAACGCTAGGAGGATATAACACTAGTATTACTGGCAACTATGCTTCAAATGGATCAGCAATATATGCCTTTGCTACAAACGGTAGTATTATAGTTGCGGCTGGAAGTTCTGGTTCTATGTATTCGTATGATGGTATTACATGGTTTTTGAACCCAGAAATGTTTAGTGGTATATCAAATAGTAGCAGTTATGTTACATACAATGGTACATATTTCTTTATGGCATTTAACAATAACGGTACTACAGGAAACATATATTATTCAGTAGATGGTATTAATTGGATTCCCACGCCTTCAATAGGATTGTTGGGATCCGTCAATTTAATCGTATCGAGAGTGTATATTCCACCTATTCCTCCAAATTCAACAACAGTTATCGCAAGCAGATTGAACCAGAGTAACGGACAGATTGATACCGTTATGGTGGCAGCTGGCAGCGCTGGTGGATCTAACTCAATGCAGTGGTCCTATAATGGTATAACATGGTTTACAAATTCAAATCCATTCACAACCCAGGGTAATGGAGTCGCATGTAATGTAAATGCACCAGCAGCAAATAACTTTTATCTAGCAGTCGGTCAGGGAACAAACACAATTGCCTATACACAACAGGCAAATAATGGTTTCACTGGACTTGGTACAAGCATTTTCTCGACTGCGGGTTATGCAGTAATATGGACTGGTGCAACATGGGTCCTTGGAGGCCAGGGTACAAATACTATTGCAATATGCAGTAACCCTGCTCCAACTGCTTCATCGAACTTTATTGGACTTGGTTCAAGCATTTTCTCAACAAACTGTCTCGCCTTCTCTTGGAATGGTGGTATTCTCGTAGCTGGCGGCTCTGGAACAAATACAATGGCCTACTCTAAGGACAGTGGATACACATGGACTGGGCTTGGTGTAACCATTTTCTCAACCCAGTGTAACTGTATTGCTTGGAACGGCACGAAGTTTATTGCTGGAGGCCAGGGTACAAATCGTATGGCATCTTCGAACTCAGGTACAGCAGCATTTACAGCAGTAGCGAGTGGTAATACAGCATTTAGTACAAGCGTGAATGCGATTGCATGGAACGGTCAGATGTGGCTCGCTGGTGGATCAGGTACAAACACACTTGCCTGGTCGAATGACGGAACCACCTGGTATGGTCTCGGCCTAAGTTTGTTCTCTACAATATGTACTGCGATTGCATGGAACGGTCGTGTCTGGGTGGCTGGAGGATCTGGAAGCCAGTATACAAATCAGATGGCCTATTCATACAATGGTACAGTATGGTTCCCTATTTTACAGCCAGCTGGTAGCGGTCTAACAACGCAGTGTTATGCAATCTGTCCTAGGGGTACAGTATACAGCCAAACACTTGCTGTATTGAGCCCTGCAATCATCGACAAATCAACAAAGACCTTTATGGTATGTGGTGGCAGTAAGGGTAACTACGCACTTGGTTATAGTTATGATGGTATAACATGGTTTAACTCTCCCTCAGGTTCTGCAATTTTCCCAGTTAACGTTCAAAATGTTTTCTATAACGGTCAGATGTGGCTTGCTGGTGGTAATGGAACAACCAATAACTACACAAACACACTCGCCTACTCATATGATGGTATAAACTGGGTAGGGTTAGGAAATCTGTTTTTTAATAGCACTGTGAATGGTCTAAATAATAATTCTATGTGTATTGGCTGGAATTCATACATGTGGATTGTAGGTATGGGTAGTAATACCTACTATAGTACCAATAACCTACAATCATGGTATGATGTAAAAACCACAATAGGTGCTTTTAATGCGATTTCATGGAACGGTCAAATGTGGGTAGCTGGAGGTTCGTCTTCACCCTACATTGGATATTCCTTTGATGGTATTAACTTTACAGGTATCAATTCTGCAGTTACTTCCTCAACCCCCCTCTGTTTTGCTTGGAACGGTACACTCTGGGTTGCTGGCACAGGTACCGCTTCAAATACATTACTCTATTCATATGATGGTATCTACTGGAATCAACTAGGTAATGCGATATTTACGAGTGCCTGTTTTAGTATTGTTTGGAATGGTAATATGTTTGTTGCAGGTGGTAATGGTACAAACTCTATTGCATATTCGTATGATGGAATAAACTGGATCCCTGTACCGTCTGCATACAACTTAATGACATATTGTGTCACCATAGCATGGAATGGACTATATTGGTATGCTGGAGGCCAGGGTACAAATCAGATGATATATTCATCGACTGGAACAAACTGGTATGTAAACAACGGCAATAATATCATGACAAGTACATGTTATACAATTGCTGCAAACTATATAGTACCAATTGTATCAGTTGTTCCCCCCTCAACACTTGCCATACTCGGTAAGACAAATAGCTATGCGACTGATAATATTATATTTGCGGTTGGTTCATATTCTGGTGGCGGCTCCTCTCTGTACTCCTACAACGGAATTCACTGGATTGCGATGAATCAGGGTAGTCTTCCTTTTACGGGTCAATTCAACTGTGCGTGCTGGAACGGTAAAGACTACTGGTTATATGGAGGACAGGGTACGAGCACAACGAATACAATAGCTGCTGGTTCGGGCGCTGTCTCTGCAGGATACTCTACACAACTTGGTATAACGATCTTTTCTACCGCCTGTCTCGCTATTATATGGATTAATAACGCATGGGTTCTTGGTGGATCAGGAACGAACTCTCTTGCCTACTGTCCTATTGCAAACCCTTCAAGTTCTTCTAACTTCTACGCACAGGGACTCACTATATTCTCAACGAGCTGTAATGCCCTGTGCTGGAATGGCGCTATTATTGTAGCTGGAGGCGTAGGTACAGGTAATACACTCGCATACTCAACAAATGGCACAGTCTGGACCGGCTCTGGTGTAGGAAACTTTTCAACAGGATGTTATGCAATCTGCTGGAACGGCACCTATTTCGTAGCTGGAGGTCAGGGTACAAATCAGATGATGTATTCAACAAATGGAACATCATGGACTGCCTCTGCAACTGGTAATAGCATATTTGGTACACAGGTGAATGCCATCGCCTGGAGTGGTACGATATGGGTCGCTGGTGGTGTTGGAACGGCTGATACAATGGCTTACTCGACGAACGGAACAAGCTGGACTGGTCTCGGTAAGTTATCATTCACTACTACATGCACTGCTGTAGCCTGGAATGGATTTGTATGGAATGCTGGCGGCTCAGGAATAAATCGGATAGCATACTCCTATGACGGTCTTGTATGGTATCCAAATATCTTTGGAAACTCTCTAATGGGGACACAGACCTTTGGATTTGGAACAAAAAGGGTACCTCAGCAAGTGACCCCCTCACTCCCTATAAAAATCAATCAGCCTGTTAGAAATACCTTTACAGTGGCAGCTTGTGGCGGAGGTAACAACTCATATTTAATGTACAGTTATGAGGGATTGATTTGGTATGGTGTTCCATATATTCAGCAGTGGGTTAGCAGAGTTAATACAGTAGCAACAAATGGAACTATGTGGGTAGCTGGTGGCGTTCCAACTGCTGGAGGTGTACCAGGAATCATTTATTCGTATGATGGTATTAACTGGCTACCGTCAACACTAACTACAAACAGCACTGGTATTAGCACACTAAATGTATCAAATATTTCTACAGATAATTATCTTTGGATTGCATCGATGGCCGGTAATAATGGAGCCTTCTTCTCTCGTGACGGTATTAACTGGTTTGCGGCTGAAATGGGTAATGCTATATACTCGTGCTGGACTGGAACATTTTGGCTTTTTGCATGCTCAAATGCAAATACAAATTCTATAAACTATGCGATTGATGTTGTAGGGTATAAGGGAGTTACAAGTGGTACTCAGAACCCAGTAATCAGTACATGGTTTAGTACCGCCTATGTTGTCGCATCAAATGGATACATTCATCTTGCGGGTGGCGCTCTTAGTAGTGGAAACCAGGGTACAATGGCATATTCGTATAACGGCCAGAACTGGATTGGTCTAGGATCGGGTCTTTTTACAACTAACTGCACTGCTCTTGCATGGAATGGTGTAATGTGGGTAGCTGGTGGTTCAGGAACTAACACGCTTGGATATTCATATAACGGAATCACATGGCTTCCATCTAAATCTGGAACAGCCCAGATCGGTAGCTGTGTAGCTCTCGCGTGGAATGGAAACTATTGGCTTGCCTGCGGTAGTGGAACAAATCGCATGCTGTATTCAGTAGATGGTATTAACTGGTTCCCAAATGTGAGTGGCAACTCAACTGGTGGTGCCACAACAATATATGCCATTGCTTCCAGAACAATTGTGAATCTCCTCTCACCATCTTCGAGAGTTCAAACGAACGCGGGTGGAACTCAATCAATATCACAGAATACAAATATGTTACCTAACATAAATCAGACGATACAGACGGCTGATCCTATGATATTGAAGCAAAGGCTAGGTGGTGTTTCAATTACTGGAGCTGAAAGCTATATATTTGCTCTAGGTGTAGGTGGCCCTATTGCAAGAAGTTTTGATGGAAAAATTTGGGGCGGCGCGGGTAATCCTACAGGTTTAACAACTATATATACTGGTGCTTCAAATGGTAATATGATGCTACTTGGTGGAACAGGCTCGGGTGCATCAGTTAGTTATGGTTATATGTCTCAGTTTGAGCCTCTTGGCAGAGGTAATGATATAAATAAGACTGTCTTTACTACACAGTGTAATGCAATTGTATGGACTGGCACATCCTTTTTACTTGGCGGACAGGGTACAAATACACTGGCATACTTTATTCTACAAACTGGAATTCCAGCAACAGATACAGCCCTGGTACCACTAGGTGCTTCAATATTTACAACGAGCTGTAATGCACTCTGTGTGGTGACCAACTATATTATTTATGCTGGCGGATCTGGTACAAATACACTGGCCTATTCAACAAATGGAGGGCAGACTTTTACTGGAAGTGGTGTATCTATCTTCTCCACAATATGTTATGCTATATGTTGGTCGGCCACGAAGGCAATCATTGTAGCAGGCGGCTCAGGTACAAATACAATGGCCTATTCGACAACTGTAACGTCTACGCCTCCTGTATGGACTGCTTCTTCGTCTGGTAACGCTGTTTTTACCACACAATGTAATGCGATTTCTTACAATGGATACATGTTCGTCGCAGGCGGTTCTGGAACGAACAACCTAGCCTATTCATATGACGGTCAAAACTGGACTGGGCTTGGTACAGGTCTCCTAGCGGGTGGTTGCAATGCTGTAGCATGGAATGGTATGATGTGGGTCGCTGGAGGTTCTGACTCAGCTTCACCGAGTAGAAGCTGGTACTCCTATAATGGTATCAACTGGTTTCCATCTCCAGTAAGTACTGGTACAGGTATGACAACTGTATATGGATATGTTTCAGTATACCGTGGACCATCTCCAACAATCGTTCAGCCATCAAAGTTAATCGATCGTCCTTCAGATGCTTTTATAATTATCGCATCGGCGGGGAACACAGGTAATAATACAGCAAAACTTGCCTACAGTTATGATAATGGTATAACTTTCCTAGTATCTCCATCTGGATCAGTTGCCTTATCGCCAACTACAACATTTTATTCTATTGTTTGGAATGGTATGATATGGGTATGTTGTGGTGGGTCAACCGGCGGATCATACTCTGTTGCATATTCACATGATGGTATTACATGGTTTCCCACTGGATCTAACTTATTCGTTAACACCGCTGTCGCACAGTGCGTAGCCTGGAACGGTTCATATTGGCTTCTTGTGAGTACAAGTGCTCCCTATTTTGCAACTTCAAATGACGGTGTAAACTGGGTTCCAAATACGACTCAGTTCGTAAATCCATCCTATGCAGCCTGGAATGGCTCATATTGGTTAGCCTGTGGTGGTGGAATACAATTTTCAATTTCATATGATGCTATGGTATGGAGTAAACCGGCAACTACTAGGAGTGCACCGTCAACTCCAAATGCGGTAGCTTGGAATGGTGTAATGTGGGTAGCGGTCGGCACTCCTGCAACAAACTATCTTTACTCAATCGCATATTCATATGATGGTATAAACTGGATTGGAGCCGGTGGAAGTGCAATACTTGCAGCTGCAAGCCCTTCAGGACAGTCTATATGTTGGAATGGTTCTATTTGGGTAGCTGGGTTTAATAACTCAACATGCTCTATCATGTATTCATATGATGGTATTACATGGAATGTGGCAACTTCAGCATCACAACTATGTAGTATCGCTTACTCGGTTGTATGGAACGGTACATATTTCTTTGCAGGTGGAACTAATTCTGGAAGCAGCAGTGATCCAACAGGACTCATTTATTCAACTGATGGTATTACTTGGTATCAGTCATTTGCATATCTAAATCTAAAGGCCGACTCTAGTACAGTTATCAGAGCAATTGGTGTACGCCGTTATTTCCCACCACCTCCTCAGTCAGCGGCGCTGAAAACAAACGCCCAGTGGCCTGATTCAATGTTAATCGCCGGCGGAAATGGTACGACAGGTGACCTTGCCTATTCCTACAACAACGGCGCGTCATGGACAAATATGGGTTCAACCACCTTTACAACTCAGTGTAATGTAATAGCGTTTAGTGGAACGCGCGCGACGACTGCACCGACTCAAGCTGTCTACTGGCTAGCTGGAGGATCTGGTGGAAATCAAGTTGCATACTCTTATGATGGATTTACTTGGGCTGGTTCTGGTAACGGAAATGCTGTTATCTCATCATCCTGTACCGCTATTGTATGGACTGGTAACGCCTGGATTCTGGGAGGAACGGGCACAAATACACTTGCTTACTCGTTCGATGGTCTTAACTACGTTGGCTTAGGTACATCAATCTTTGGTACGCAGTGCTATGCCTTATGCTGGAATGGAAATATGTTATTCGCCGGCGGATACACGAACGGTTCGAGTACTACACAGTTTGCCTATTCGTATAACGGTTTTACATGGACTGCTAATACGGGAGCAGGCACTGCGAGTGCTGTTATGACTACAGTATGCTATGCAATTGCATGGGGTGGCTCATTCTTCGTAGCTGGTGGATCTGGCACGAATACGCTTATTTACTCTAACTACACTGGTCTAACATGGACGGCGATTAACGCGACCATATTTACAACCCAGTGTAATGCAATTGCGTACAATGGCTCCATCTGGGTTGCCGGCGGCCAGGGAACAAATACTCTTGCATATTCAACCAACGGCACTACATGGGTTGGTCTCGGCTCAGGCATTTTCACAACGAGCTGTACCTCGGTTGTATGGAATGGCACGGTGTGGGCCGCTGGAGGATCTGGTGGAAACCAAATTGCATATTCTTACAATGGACTAGTATGGTTTGGTATTGCTGGTACGACCTTTAACTCAACATGCTTCGCTATGACTACTCGCAGACCTAATACACAGATGATGTCAACTCTTGCAATTCCAAGAATTAACGACCGCCCATCAGAGACATTTATGGTCTGGGGTGGATCAGGAAGCTTCACTCTTGGATATTCATATGATGGTATCGCATGGAATGTTTCACCTACTGGCAGCCAGTACTTTAATACACAAGTTAACTGTGTAGCGTGGAATGGTACGATGTGGGTAGTCGCAGGTAGGGGTACCTACTCTCTCGGCTACTCATACAATGGTATTGATTGGTTCCCCTCATACAGTGGCTCAGTACTTTTTAGCACTCAAGCACTATATGTAAAGTGGGGTGGAAGTACATGGATCGCCACAGGTTCAGGTAACTACAACAATCTCTACTCAGTTGATGGTATCCAGTGGCAACCTGCAAATTATAATGTATCTCTTAACGCGATATCTTGGAATGGTAGTATCTGGGCTGGTGGAGGAGCTGGTCTTACATATTCTACAGACGGTCAAACTTGGAATTCTCTAAATACCACGCTCGTATCAACAGTCTATGGAATCGAGTGGAATGGTTCAATATTCGTAGCAGTTGGTAGCGGTGTTAATACAATTCTGTATTCATACAACGGTATTAACTGGTCTGGTCTCGGTACTGGATATTTCTCAAGTCAGGGTAATGCAGTTGCCTGGAATGGTGTAATGTGGGTAGCAGGTGGCTCAGGAACCTACAGTATAATGTACTCGTATAACGGAATAAGGTGGTTTTCATCGCCGTCTGCATATGCGATTACAACAGGATCGGTTAACACTATTGCATGGAACGGTGTATATTGGTTAGCTGGAGTTGCCGCTGCAAATATGGTAATTGTATCGACTGACGGTATAACTTGGAATAAGAGTGTAGCGAGTGGTATTGCTACCACAGCCACATACACAATTGCCTCTCGTCGTATAGCCATTCCTCCAGTAAATGCGAACTTAGTTCCTAAGGTTTATGTATCTGTTCCAGATACCTATATGATTGCAATGGGTTCAGGAACAAATCAGTTCGCCTATTCAAAAGATGGTATTGTGTGGACTTCAATGGGTTCAAGTGTATTCACTACCCAGGGTAATGCCGTTGCAACAAATGGAACATTCTGGATAGCGGTTGGCACAGGAACAAGCACTATTGCAATTTCATTAACTTCATCACAGTATGAAGGCACCAGCTGGGGCACTCTTGGTAATGCTATATTTTCTACAGCTGGTTACGCAGTTGTCTGGATTGGTAATGCTTGGGTAGTTGGAGGCGCGGGCACTAACACACTTGGATGGTCTGCCCTTGCAGGTGGTGGTCAATACTGGACTGGCCTAGGTACTAGTATATTTAGCACACAGTGTAATACGCTCGCTTGGAATGGTAGTATACTTTTGGGTGGCGGATCTGGTACAAATCAGTTCGCCTACTCATATGATGGCATTGTATGGACGGGCCTTTCCGCTGGTAACAGCATTATAACTACATCAGTGAATGGTATTGCCTGGGGTGGACTTGCCGGCTATTTCGTTGCCGTTGGCTCAGGAACTAATACAATCGCATACTCAGGAGTCTCAGGACTTACATGGACGGGTGCTGGAACATCTATTTTCAGCACGGCTGGCTACGCTGTGGCGTGGAACGGACAGATGTGGGTGGCTGGAGGATCCGGTACAAACACTCTCGCCTACTCATACAACGGCTCATCATGGACGGGTATTGGTGCAGATTTGTTTACTACAAGCTGTACTGCTGTAGCGTGGAACGGCAATACATGGGTTGCTGGAGGCACAGGAAACACACAGGTAGCATACTCAAGAAATGGTATCCAGTGGTTTCCAGTGGCCTCACAGCCATTCTCAACACAGTGCTTTGGATTTGGATCAAAGCGCGTCCATCCACAGAATGCGGCGATTACCTTTCCAAAGGCACAGGGGCAGGCGACAGAGGCCTTTATTGTATCTGGTAGTGTATCGCCAAACTATGCCATAAGATTCTCATATACATATGATGGACTTACATGGTATGTGGGCCAGAATCCAACTGCCATCTTTACAACACAGGTGAATACAATAGTCTATAACGGTCAGATGTGGGTGGCTGGCGGTCAGGGTGCGAATACACTCGCTTACTCATATGATGGTATCAACTGGAACATATCACCAAACGGTAACACTATATTTAGTACACAGTGTACTGTAGTCGCCTGGGGCACTTCTATGTGGATTGCCTGTGGTACAGGTACAAACACAAATGCATATTCATATGATGGTGTAATCTGGGCCGTGTCTCCAGCGACTATCGCTGTAAATGCCCTTCTCTGGACTGGAACAATATGGGTGGGTGGCGGCGCTGGCCTCACATATTCATATGATGGACTTGCCTGGTTCCCTATAAGTAATACTCTTATGGGTACAGTCTATAACTTTGCTTGGAACGGTCAGCTACTCATTGCTGGAGGAGCTACTACTAACTCATTAGCTTACTCATATGATGGTATTAACTGGACTGGCCTCGGTCTATATGTATTTTCAAGTACATGTTACTCAATCGCCTATGCAGGACTATGGGTGGCTGCTGGTACTGGTACAAACTCTATTGCATACTCATATGATGGTATTGGGTGGTACGCCGCCCCCTCAGCCAACGCACTCATAACAACTGCAAAGTCAGTTGTGTGGAATGGCACATACTGGGTTGTCGCTGGTACCGGTACATCCACACTTTCTGAAATCATATACTCGATCGATGGTATTAACTGGTTACCCTCTCCTGGCGCCTCTATAACATCAGCTGGTACAACAAATGTTCTCTGCGCTCGTCGTTATGTGGTTCCTCCAGTTTCTAACTCGATTTCTAAGCTAAACTCTGGAAACAACGCTGAGAACTTTTTGGTAGCTGTTGGATATACTGGAAGCTTCCTCGCATATTCATACAACGGTGTAACATGGAACAGTGTTAGTTCAATGTTTACTACAAACGGTACGTCAGTTGCTTGGAATGGAACATGTTGGGTTGCTGTTGGATATGGTACATACAATGTAGCTTATTCAGTGAACGGAACCAGCTGGACGGCCTATGCTCTTTCAGCTGTAAGCACAAATTCAGTGAATGGACTTGTATGGACTGGAGTTGCCTGGGTTCTTGGAGTTCAGGGAGCTCCGAGAATCATGTACTCGACCTTTGTTGTACCAACTGGAGCTGTTGCATGGGTGTCTTCATCCTCTGCTGGCACACTTTTTGCATCTGCCTCAATAACCTGTCTCACCTATGGTCTTGGTATTGTTGTAGCTGGTCTAGGACAGTCGCCTTATCTTGCCTATTCAACAAATAATGGTGTAACATGGAATTCTGGTACCGGTACAGTATTTTCTGGCGCGTGTTATGCAGTACAATTTGGTGGTACAACCTTCCTCGCTGGCGGAACTGGTGGCAATCAGATGTTATCATCAACAAATGGCACAAGCTGGAGTGCTGTTGCATCTGGTAACTCGGTCTTTACTTCCACTGTAGCCGGATTTGGTTTTAATGGTGTCGTGTGGGTGGCTGGTGGTACGGGAACAAATACTGTTGCATATTCGTCAAACTCGAGCGGTTCAACCTGGTATGGAATCGGTACATCAATCTTTACAAGTGGTGCAAATACCTTCTGCTGGACTGGAACTCAGTGGATTGGCGGTGGTTCTGGCGGCAATACCTTTGGTTATTCAAAGGATGGTATCGTTTGGACGACAAACTCAAACACGATTACAGGCGGTGTAAGTGCGATTGCGTCGAGAATTAAGCCGCTCCCCAACTGCGCCCCAGTACTCCAGACGCGCATTAATCAGCCTGTCACAGAGCTCTTCGCGGTGGCGGCGGGCGGAGCAAATCGTCTGAACTACACTTACGATCAGGTAACATGGTATGCCTGCCCTGGAGCACAGGCTATCTTCACATCGACCTGTAACACGGTGGCCTGGAATGGTACCATATGGGTGGCAGGTGGCTCTGGTACAAATACTCTAGCCTACTCGTATGACGGTATTAACTGGGTAGGTGCTGGAGCATCCATGCTTAGCACGATATGTAACTGTGTAGCCTGGAGTGGAACGACCTGGGCTGCGATCGGTAACGGAACAAATCAGATTATCTATTCGTATGACGGTATCACTTGGTATAATACATTAACAGGCAATGTATTTGGTGGTAACAATGCAGCTTTCACAGTTGCCTGGGGTGGCAACTATTGGATGGCCGGCGGCTCAGGTGGTATTGCCTTATCGTATGATGGTATCAACTGGTACTTTGTTAATACAACAATCTTATCCTCCCAGTGCGTAGGTATAGCTTGGACTGGATCTGGCTGGGTTGCAGCAGGCAGTGGTAGTGGATTCTTAGCCTACTCTTTTGATGGACTCAACTGGACCAGCACAGGAACAACCTATTTTTCTGCTGCAGCCTACTGGGTAGTTTCGAACGGCCTTATTACAATTGTAGGGTGCGGTGGTACAACAAATACGAATGGTTTCTCAGCGTATTATACTACAAACGGCTCGACCTTTACACCTGTTGTATCTCTTAACTCCTTGCTTGGTGGTGGTGTTTACTTTATCTATGGTCTTTCATGGTCCGGTCAATACTTTTATGCCTATGGAAACTCGAAGGTTGCCTACTCCTCTGACGGCATTAACTGGTCATTCCACCCAGCTCTAAACGCGATTGCATCAGGCAATGTAGTCTATACAGTTGCAGGAAGACGCGTAGCAAATCCGACTGTAACAAACGCGATAGTTCCTATAGTTAATACTGCTGTGACAGAGTCCTTCCTAATCGCTGGTGGCGGTACGGCTACCTCGTGCAGAGGAGCATACTCATATGATGGGCGGCAATGGTATGTTTCAAGAACGGCGAACACGGTTTTTACAACCTCGATTAATGGCCTCGCGTACAACGGGCATATGTGGGTTGGTGTTGGTATAGGTACAAATACAATCGGTTATTCGTATAACGGTATTGCCTGGATAGCATCTGGATCAACTCTTACAACAAACGGCTATTGTGTGGCTTGGAATGGTACATTGTGGGTGGCTGGCGGCGGCGCTGGAACAACAACACTTGCCTATTCCTATAACGGTACCAGCTGGACTGCTTCAAGCTCTGGTAATGCGGTCTTCACGACAAACTGTACTGGCGTGGCCTGGAACGGTTTCTTGTGGGTGGCAACAGGCTCAGGAACAAATACGATGGCCTACTCTTATGATGGTATCACATGGACTGGAATGCCCTCGTCCCCCTTCTCCACTGCAGGGTACTGCGTGGCCTGGAATGGTACCTACTGGGTTGCTGGCGGCTCAGGAACAAATACCTTTGCCTACTCGACTGTTGGTAATGCATCTTGGACTGGCAGCTCGTCGGTTATAACGACACAGGTGAATGCATTGGCCTGGAACGGTTACCTATGGGTGGCCGTGGGATCAGGAACAAATACTATTGCTTATTCTACGAGTTCCACAAGCTGGACTGCAGGAGGTAACAATACAACGATCCTGACTACATCTGGCAACTCGGTGGCGTGGAATGGCTATTACTTCATAGTTGGTGGTACTGGAACTAACTCGATGGTCTATAGTACAGATGGTATTAACTGGGCTTTCCAGCGCACTGGAACATCAACCTTTGGATCGGCGAATACAATCTTTGCGCTTGCCTCGCGTCGCCCCTTACCAATGGTCGGTGTAACTACAGCGCAACGCCGTACTATCTATGGTACTGGTACAACGAGCTCAGGTGTGCTTACAGTGACTTTCAGTCCTGTTATATTCAGCGGTATTCCAGTAGTAACTGCGAATGTTACTGGAACAACTGCTGGTATAATCACAATAAGTGCAATAAGCTCGACGGCGTTTACTGCAAATACTTTTAATACGGCTGGTACTCTTACAAACTTCACTTTCAACTGGATTGCGACCTTGTAACGGCTAGTACTGAAGTTAAGTACATGGCGGTAATTGAGCGGCAATAAAAATTTGAAATTACTTCGTTTTCTTATAGATCCTATAAGAAAATGAAGTATTCATTCTATGAGCGCCTAGCGCTCTGGTGTAGTTGTTTCAAGGTTGATAATACACTTCTCGAGATTAGCGAGAGTCTGCGAAATGAGCGCCTGCGAATTCTAGAAAGTGTAGCCATCTCGCGGAATGTACCGCATGAGGCCTCTAGCGTAACAATTAATGATTATTCATGATGCCAGAGAAAATTTTGAACTCGCAGGCCCCCCCAGAGTCGTATTTGCCAGTCCTGTAGCTCATTTGGTAGAGCAGCCGTCTTATGAGCGGTTGGTAGTGGGTTCGATTCCCACCAGGACTATTTTTTATTGGATCTAAAAGGTGTAGTAGAGTAGCCCCTCAATCACTGTCTTC